AGATACCATCGGATTGTAGGTTATTGTCGGCTATCCTATTTGCCTCGTCCTTGGTGCAGGCGGTGTATTTTTGTGTATAAATTTCTTGTATTAGGATGAAATCGTTATATTTGTGATATGAAAACAAAGTCATTTAAAATACTTGATCAGTACTTTCTCCGTTTTTATAGATCTATTATGTCTAAGAACGGCAAGAGAAGGAAACATACGATTGTGGACAAGAATGATATTCTCGAATGTCAGTCCTTGATATGGAAGGTCATACGTGATAAGTATCTGGATAATGAGGGTGGGGTTTATATAAACAACATCGGTTATCTATGTCATAAGATTAATCCTAACCGCAAGATATATCTGAATAAACTTACCGGTACTATTAATAGGCGTGGGACGGGTGGATATTCTTACGTCCATACGTGTATGGATTTTATGCCTAGGAATAAGTATTTTCATCTATATATCTCTCCGGCCTTGAATAAGGAATGTAGGTTGGCTATGGAATCAGGTAGGAGATATAAGTTCTTGTATCGGGAGGTTGAGTCGGAGAGTAAGGTATTTGGAGTTAAATGGGTTTACAAGCTGTAGAAGTTTTTTGTGATCCAGTTAGCCCGTGAGGGTAGACTGGATTTTTTTTGTATCACGGATTCAAATACATATCTTTGTGCAAAAGACTTGAATATGACTATAAAAGGGTTGTTGGCCGAGATCAAGGCCGATTTACATAAATACGATGATAGCGGGGCTATAGATACCTCATCTGTTTATAGGTGGGCTGAGATCGCCTTGAAAAGGTTCGGGGGTGTTATAGCGGTCATGTCTGAGGCGGTTGTCAAGACCAGCAACAAACAGGCGGTATTGCCTTCTGATTTTTTCGACATGCTTGATGCCTATAGGTGTGAGCCTCTTGTCTGTGAGATTCCGGGCGGCGACAAGGCTAAGGCTGACCTCCAACATGAGATCGGCTGGGTCGAGCGCACCGAGCGTGGGTTCCGTTGGGACTCCTGCACCGAGTGCTGCAAGGAGGAGTTTGAGAAGACGATCACGGAGAAGATCTATATCGGGTCTCACGAGGTTCGTTTTCATTACCATCATCCTGTAAGATTATCGATAGGTCGTGGGTTGAGGCGTGATTGCGCCGCCGACAAGTATCGGGATAAGTACGATTGGGATAATTATGATATAACTATATCCGGCAATACTATGTATACCGGGTTTGACGGGTTTATTTATATCATATATCGTGCTACGCCTAAGGACGATGACGGTCTTCCGTATATACCAGAAACGGCGTTAGGTTATCTTGAGGATTATGTTGAGACGTATATCAAGATGAAGATCTTCGAGAATGCCGCCGTGAATGGCTTGATACAAGGCGCTGGTGACGCTTATAAATTATATGCTCAGCAGGAGCCGGGTAAGTTCGCTAGGGCTATGAAGGAGCTTAAGATGTCGATGATCACGTTAAATGATTATCGGGAGTTGGCTGAGGATAATAGGAGAAGAATGTTGTCTTATGAGCGGATGTGGCCTAATGCTTTTGATAAGTATATCAAATTTATTTAGTTGCGGGGGAGGGAATCGAACCCTCGATCTTTAGGTTATGAGCCTAATGAGATACCTCTTCTCCACCCCGCGATTATGACGCGAATATACGTTTTTTAAAAAGAAAAAAAGATAATATGGCAAAGAAAAATGATTGGATACATTTAGATAAGACAAGTGGTACTGGCCCTGCTGAGGTTAAGGTTACAGCTGATATCAATGAGACCGGCGAGATACGTCAGGTAACGTATAAGGTTATAAAAGAGGGAACCAAGGAAGAGAAGACGTTCGTGTGCAGGCAGGAGTCCGTCCCGGTGGTGATCATCCCGGAGTTCGATTACCTTGTGCTTAGGTATATCTGGGCTGACGAGGACGGCATTGACTTTGACACGGCTACCGGTTTCGATAACACCGGCCTCCCGGATGTTGACGGCAAGCTGGTTGGTTGGAGTAAACAGTACCAGACCACGCAGGAACGGGTAGGTGATTATCTTATCCACGGTGGTGATAACATGGAATCAGGAAATGAGGCCGCTTTGATCCAAATGGGGCCGTTGTTGGATGGTGATAATTACGATAAATTACCTCTTGAGATCAGATGCAGTATATACGGTAACTGGTATGGTGGTCGTGAGAAAGGTGATGTCACTATCAGGTTCACGGCATATAAGGGCGGTTCTATGGAGAAACGTGGATATGATTTTGTCAATATCGGAGGCGAGGAGGTTTATACCGGTGATGCCCCTACCAACGTATCCGCCCATGGTGAGGATAATTGGCAAAATATAAAGACCTTGTATTCTAAGGTAGGCACGATGATCTATAACAAGGAATCTCGTGACTGTATTGTAAGAATAGGTGAATAGATTTTTCTTCATAATATAAACACATCGGCTCTCTTGTTCGTGAGGATAGGAGAGTTTTTTTATTTTTTTTAATCCTTCACTTATGACATATTTGATCTTTTATTGCGTGGGAATAATCTAGCTTTGCCGAAAACTAGGATCATGATAACTTTAAATGATGTAAATAACGAACTCCATGTCCGGTTATATATACTGGAGGTGCTTAAGGATTATATAAGAGATGATGATTTCGATGGTCTTGTAGATAAGGCGTTGGATTTTGTCATGGAAGGCGTTTCTATGCCTAAGGCTCCGACCAAGGATACCACCATGAGTGACATATCAAAGAGCGTTTTGGCCTTGGTAGCGGGTGCTGGATTAGATGAGAGGTTAAGCAAAAGCTCTTTAGAGTTAGCTTATGACAGATGTAAGATGAGGTACGTATTCGATCCTCGGAATCGTGACATACATGGTGTTGTCGTTGGTTATTCCAATGACTTTAATAGTCTGGTAGCTGTGTGTGATGAGGGATCGAAGAAAGGAGTGGACAAAGGATCTACTGATTTTGTGGATGTCAATGAGAGATACGTGACTAACGGTTTCTTTTACATATCTGTAGAGGATGCCGATAAGCAATCGAACTACATGGGTGGAAATTCGTAATTATTATGTTTTTGTGCTTTACCACGAGACGTTTTAAGTGTTTAGTCTTCCTCCTGACTTGTGAAAGTTAGGAGGATTTTTTTTATATTCGCGTGATTTGAATGTTTTAGCATAATACGTACAGTTTTTGTTAAGATCCGGCGTGTAAGTGATTATCCGCCGGATTTGTTATCTTTGCGAAAAACATAACATCGTGCAGAACAATTCTAACATAGCGGTTCCCGACTCCGGGATGAACAGGGATAAGCATCCACAGGATCTATCCCAGTCTGAGTACAGCTTTGCCTTGAACGCTACCATAGAGGGTGACGATGGAAGCCAGCTTAAGATCCAGAACGAGCCTAGTACCCTTTTATGCAAGCGATTTGATGGCTATAAGGTTATTGGGTATAAGAATGATATAGCTGGTGATAACACTTATTTCTTTCTATCTAATCCGGATGATAATACGTCTAAGATCACGTTCATGCGGTCATTGGATTATATCAAGACCGTGGAGGATCAATTGGCTGGATCGGGAAAGGACATCCATCGTATCCTTGGCGAGAGGCTTGAGGAGTCGGATGGTCGTTTTGATGAGATATGTGATTTGATGGAGGTCCTGATAGAGGACGGGGTTGATGACCCTTGTCTTAATTTCTCCATTCATCATCCGATCTTCGATATAGAGATCAAGGACGAGAAATGCGGGAAGGTGATATACTGGACCGATGGATATAATCCCCAGAGATATGTTATGGTCGATAAGGCCCTTAACCCGGATGATGATGGTGATTTTTGGTATCATTACCATGGGTATAAGACATGTGGGGATGACAAGCCAATAGAGAGATGTAGACTGGCTTGCGAGAAGCTGCTGGTGTTCCCGTTGCTGACGGCCCCGTGCGTGGAGCCCGAGGTCGTGGAGTTCGGGGGGAGCTTGCGTGCCGGGACCTACCAGTTCTGCGTGGCGTTGTGCGATGAGTTCGGGATAGAGAAGACCGGATATTGCTCATTGACCAACCCAATCATGTTATTCGATCGTCAAGATATGGTTATCCGCGATGGTTTATGGGGTAAGTCAACCAACATGGGTATCCGCCTTACCGTGTCTAATATAGATAAGCAGGTATCTCATTATAAGATAGGTGTTATACAGAATACGGTTGGGTTTAATGGTGAGCAAAGCCCGGTTCTTGAGTATTTCATAGAAGGTATACATCCGATAACGGAAAGGACTATCTATTATCTTACGGATCAATATAGCGAGCGTACGACCATGGAGAAGTTATCCAAGGAAATACCGGTATATAAGACAGCCAGAGGCATGACGTCTGTCGGGAATCGTCTTCTTCAATACGGATTGACCGTGGAGAATGAATGGAATCTTCAACCGGTCGTTAACTTCTTGGGTCATTTCGTTAAATGGCAGACATCTATAGCCACGGAGAATTTGTATAAAGACGGTGTGGCTTGCTCTAAATACGCCTCTTTCATGCGTGACGAGGTATATCCGTTGGGTATAAGATTCTTTACCAATACAGGATACAGGACGGCTAGATTCCCGCTTATCCCTCGTCCGGCCACAAGGGAGGAGATGGAGGTTATCGTTGATGAGGACGGTAACTCTGACGACCTGTCGGCTGCGTCGGTGCTGGAGAACAACCCGCAGTGCGCCGGGAACAGCCGCCGTCATCTTTGGCAGTTTAAGAATACGGCAAAGATCATAAACGACCCGTCTTGGGGATTTGATGATTTTGGAGGAGAATGTAAGAATCAGTTAGATGTCAAGCAACTCAGATATGTAGAGCAGGAATATGCCACGGTAGGAGAGACCCAATTCGTTATCAATACGATGGGGGAAGATGTTACGGTAGATGATGCTATTGATTATATCGCTGATAATATAGAGAACCTGTGTGATATCATAGAATCTAATGTAGGTATTACTGACGAGTTATGCGCTGCTATATCATTGCCGGAGGATCAAGACGGTATAAAGGCTCCCGATTTCCCTAGTGGATGTGATGATATCGAGAGGATAGAGACCAGGACTATATTGGATAAAAACTCTTTGGTGGATTCTAGGATTGATTTTACGTATAAGCTGGCTAGTGATTACGTGGAGACCGAACCTACGACATTAATACAAAGTAACGCCGAGTCTCAAAGGAAGTTTTCTGTATTGTGTGATTTTGATAATTACTCTAGTGGAGGCAAGAATATCATAGATCTGGTTCAAGAATGGCTGGATGGTCAGGATGAGGACAAATTCCCGTCTGATATAGACTCCTCCGCCTTGGTCTTGTGTCAGGATATGTCTAATGTCCGGCAGTTATATGATGAGGGTATATGTACTAATGGGTGCTCGGTAGGTGATCCTCATGTGAATCCTACTATTAACGATGTTCAACTTCCTACATTCCAAGGGGGTAGGTCATTGGGTAAGTGCACATATTTGTATCAATATCCCGGATGGGAAGGAAAGAAGCATACGGAGACGATGCTTGATCAGTTAATGGATACGATGGAGGCTTATTTCCCCCAATATGAGAGTCAGTTTGGTATCGAGAACGCCATGTGTCTTTTTGGCGATGGTGATAATTCTAAGTTCAATACTAGCATATCTACTGATTGGGAAAGTCGTGTGTCTGTGCAGAATGATATTGACGCCAAGACCAATTGGTTCGGTAGAAGCAACTTGACTTATTTCAAGTTCTACCCACATGTATCCTCATACGCCAGATGGGTGGAGTTGGATTACGAGAAATACATAAGTGGTTTATCCGATCCTGATAACGGTATTATGTATATAGAGATGATGGGTAACTATAATTATCCGATCGGCGACTCATCATCATACAATAAGGTTCGTATAACGTTTTTCTCGGACAAGGAAGGTACCGTGGCTCCTAATCCTTTGGCTAATGATGCCAAGAAAGGTGTTATAGTGAATTACGTGGATCATAAGATATTTATGATGCCAAAGTACTTGTTCTGGAATGATGACAAGACTACTTTCCATAAGATATATGTTTGCATCGAGCCTGCGGTATGCGTGTTCTTCACCGGTTTCGCCATGAGGCAGGACATGAAGGAGCTTGCCGGATTCTATACGGCCGGCACCGCCATCTTCCCCGCCCCGTTCTGTTTTGGCATTCGGCCACTGGAGGTGAAATACGTATTCTTCTTTACGAAAGAATTGAAATTAAGAAGATTTGTTACCTATGAGGCGAAATGTATCTCATGTGGAGATAAACCCGCTGATTGCGCTCCCAGACCATATCAGTACGGTGATTTCGGATATTGGGAGTCTGCCAATAAGTATCCGGCTAATTTTGAGTTGTATGATTCAAGCAAGATCGGGATATCATCGGGAGGATCAAAGAGGAAGGACATAATAGATTCTTTGACGAAATACTATGGGTCTCCTAAATCAGTTGGGGGTAAGTCTTATTTCACCGGTAATGGGGATAACGCTGAGTACCCCAATACGTCAACCACGTTTTGTCAGAGACCTATACGTCATTACAAGTTTCCGGATAACTCTGTCGCTCCTTTCATGGGTAATCCGTCTCAACTGACCGGTCAATATGGAGTTGACTCCTATATTTATCCTATGGGGGTGATGCTTGATGACGATATCGTTAATGAGTTTCTGGATATAGCGGTAGAGAACGGTCTTATAGATAAGGCTAGAAGAGATTCTATAATAGGATATGAGTTGTATAGGGGCGATAGGACGTTGGATAAGAGCGTTATCGGGACCGGTCTGGCTTATGATATGTTTAAGTACGATGATCCCGACGGATCGGCTAACCTTTATCCTAATTACCCTTACAACGATTTGTCTGATGATATGTATATCTATAAGGATATTAATCGTGAGAAATTTATAACGCATCCGTTTAACAGGAAGGGTAATATCTGGTATTCATTCTTAAGTCCTGATATTGCCTTTAACAAGCCTGACGCTCCCACTGAGTGCCTTGTTGATGGTTATCAATTAGGTAAATCCTCAGGTATATTCAGGGAGGTGGAGGATCACCCTAAATGGACGATATTAGGGAGTAAGGCTTATAGTATGGCAACATCATTGGCTACGGTGGAGGCTATGGCTAATTTAATATCCGCTATAGCTGAGTATACATATCAGTCGGCTTCACAGCAATATGTCGGTGGAGGTGTGTTCTTTTTAGCCAACCCTGTCGGCATAGCGCTGACGGCTATCCGTCTGGCTACAGGTATCGCCAAGGCCACAGCCCAGTCCGTGGTGGATATAGGCAAGTATAGGTATCAGTGGTTAACGGCATTGATAGATAGGGGACCTAGACGGAACTATGCTTATTATTATACTTCTGTCGCTCATTATAATTTATTTTACCAAAAAATAGGGGCGTCGGAGCTACGTGGATTGTCAACGGCTAAATATATCAAGAGCGGGTTATATCCGGTAACAGATATCTCTTCGCAAGGGGAGACCGTAGGCGGTAAGCCTATTATCATAAACAACCTCGATCGTGAGCATTCATTGTTCATGTCATTTGGTATGGATAAGTATATGCTTGAATATCCGGAGTTGGTTTCAAGTTACGATACCAGCCGTATTCAGGATGAGTGTAATATTCGTAACGATGAGGTGGCTGGTATGACGCCTCATTTTATGACACGTGAATCTTTCGTATCCTGCCCCTATATGAGGATAAAGAAATATTCTCCGGCTCAATACGGGCAGATAGAGGATATCAGGTGGGTATCGTTAGGTGGTTGCGGGTTGATGGATGAGGATAAGCGTAAACCTGTTTTTGGAGGTGATGTATTTATATCAAGGTTCTCGCTTAAGAGGAAGATGCCTATGTTTTATTTGACTCAGTTTGGTCAGGGGGACATGATACCATTCCCTTATTACGATTATCGAAACATCGGGTATCCCCGTTATTTCGTCAATTACGATACTGGGGAGGATTATCTTAACAAGACCGATACGGATACCGGATCGCTATACTCTTTCCCTAGCCGGAAGAGCGCTTATGAGATGGTTTGCAAGACCGGAGATATGTATCTTAGCGGTCGTTTCTTCCTATATTTCTATGGCATACCTCAGTTTCTTGTGGAGTCTGAGATCAATTGCAATTTCCGTATAGCCGGCCCTGAGCCTTACGAGGGGTTCTATCCGGAGGTGGGGGATTATATATCATGGACTCAGGAGCGTAATGTCCCTATATCAAGGGGTAATGTGTTTAAGATGAGTCCTGTGTATAAGAATCGATTTACGTTAGGTGGCAGGTCATTACCAGAGACGTATGATAGCAATTTTTGGGACTGCGCTTACCAAAGACCCAACGGCGTCATATGGAGCACCGCCGACGTGTCGGAGAACGGCATGACCGATCCTTGGCTGTCGTACAAGCCTATGGATTACCATGAGTTCAAGACATCTTTCGGGAAACTTATAAGCATGAAAGGGATAGAGTCGGATCAGATACTGGCTCGTTTTGAGAATCAGGTAGGGTTGTACAATGCCATAGACGTGTTGGCGGAGAGAATATCCCCGGAGAGTAGCGAGCTAGGGACAGGTGGTCTTTTCGCCTCTCGTGGTATCGAGTATAATAATACGACGTTAGGATATTCCGGGACCCAGAGCCGGGATATGATCAGTTGTGAGTTTGGGCATTTTTGGGTCGATTTAAGGCGTGGTCAGGTGTTTAAGGTAGATTCTAATGGTAGGAATCTTACGGAGGTCACACCGGGGCTTAGAAACTGGTTTAAGGAGCATCTTCAGATGAAGATCATCCGTAGCCGGATATATAACGCTGATACGGACGCTGAGTTGTCTTATTACGATATCGATAACAAGTTCTTTGGTATAGGGCTATCCATGGGCTGGGATAATCGGTTCAAGAGGGTTCTAATAACCAAGAAAGATTATATACCGGTAGGGAATCCGAGCGAGTACCAATTCCGTGGCGGCCGGTTCTACAGGAACGGGCAGGCGGTGGAGCTACAGGACGCCAGCCATTTCACGGACGTCTCGTTCACCGTTGGATATAACTGCCTGAAGGGTGAGTGGAAATCATATTTATCCTACACCCCTGATTATTATATCGAGCACCAGCATTATTTCCAGTCCGGAAAGAACTACTCAAGTGAAAGTCAGGAGATAGGTTTATGGTCTCATGGTTTGACCAACCAATCGTATCAAGTATTTTATGGTAAGCTATATCCGTTTGTTATAGAGGTTCCGGTACGTGAGCAGTACGTGAATAAGATCCTCACCAACTACCAATATAGGATGGATGCCAGAAGATATCAGGATGAGGTTAATTACCAAATTCTTAGGACTACTGGATTTAATAAGGCATGGTTTTATAATGATACCAACAACAGCGGTGAGCTTCGGATGGTTATCGCCGACAAGAACGATATGAGCCAGCGGTTAAGGTATCCTGTAACCAATGACGATAGCCGTGAGATACTGGTGACGGAGGTTGATCAGAAGATAAATATAAATGACTATTTTAACGAGGTCAAAGACGATACGAACAATCTTCCGATATGGGTTAAGGATGTGAATGACATTGACCGTAAGATCGACCCCAGGGCTGTCGATTATCATCGGAGGTGGCGTGATCGTCTTCGTGGCGATTGGTTCTTGGCTAGGTTCGTGAATGACATTGAGAGTCGGTTCAAGATGATAGTACGTTGGTTTAGCAACGATGAGAAAGTTTATTGAGGTGATTATATACCTTTAAATATTTGATGTTATGGCAGCAGGGAAAACTAGCAGTAAAAAGAAGGGCAAATGCCCGAAATCAGGATGTATCAAGAAAGTAGGGAGTGATTGGCGAGTGGTCAGTAACAAGACCGGTAAATTATGGCCGGCTAAGTACAAGTCTAAGGAGAAAGCTAAAGGAGCCTTGGCTGCTTATCACATGCATTAGCGTATAAACGGGTACATGATTTATTATGTGCCCGTTTCGTGTTTTTAGGCTTGTGATATTATGGTTATCTTTGTGAAAAACGTAATATATGTCTAAGAAGAATAAACCGGAGGAAATCCCATCGTGGATAAGGGATTTATATAAGGAGGATCTTGATCGTGTCGTAAGAGGCGAGCGTCCTATGTATTTCAGGGGTATGGATGATAGTCCTTTGAGAAACGTGTCCCCGGAGTTTGATATCCTTAGCGGAGGAGCCGCAGTTAAAGGCATGAATGGGATAAGAGGTGCGTTGTCCCCGTTGAATAATGGCATGGGTAATTATAATTTCAGTATCAGGGGTATAAATAAGAAGATAGGTGAGTTGGTTGATGAGGCGGGGCTATATTTGCCTGAGAAATTAAGACCTGTATATCGGACTGTGGTGGATGCTATGTCGAGTTCCAAGGATAAGGGGTTGGGTCATATCACGCAGCCGTTGGCCAACGCCCTGTACCCAGCGGACGAGCGACGGGACCGGCGTCTGGACGGGGAGCACCCCGTTGGTTATGTGGATGCCATAGACGGTATATGGCCTAGGGGGAAATATGGGCTATGGGGAGAGAAGATGGATAAGAAACAAGGGGGTGGATATGTGGCTTCAAGGGATAACACCTCCGTTGGATCTAGTGGCATAAATCTTAATACTGAATATGGCAAGAAGATAAACGATGGAGTTGACATTACCGAGATTATAGCTGGAGGTATCCCTATTATTGGGGATGTTATGGATGTGAGAGATTTTGTGGAGTCATCGAAGGCTGGGGATGGTTTAGGAATGACATTATCAGCTTTAGGGCTATTCCCGGTATTAGGTGAATTTTTTTCTTTCGCTAATAAAGTAAAGAAGATTCCTCTGCCAGAAGATAAACGTAAATTGTATGATTTTCTTGTAGATAATGATCTTGTAGATAAATATGTTCATGATGAACCTTTGGTTAGGGATTTTTTTAACAAGGATGTCCATGAGAGAATTTCAAGGAATTATAATGATCTTCCTGATTCTTATAAGGCGGCTGTGGATTTGATGATTGATAATGGTGTTGATCTCCAAAATATAAATGATGTGTCTAACAAGCATATTAAGGATAAGATAGATTCTATGCTTGATGATAATGGGAAACGGTTGGAAGAAGCTTACAATCTAAGGGTATCAGCGGATTCTGATTTTGATGATTTTAGATATGAGGTATCCTCCGCTTTGGATAATAGTAATGCTAAAGGGTTTTATACTAGTAAATACAATAAGGTTGTTACTAGGAGTGATGAGAGTTTATCTAACCTATCTCATGAGTTTAGACATAAATATGATTCAAGTAATAATTATAATAAGATTTATTTATCCGAAAATGATAAGTCATTATTAAAAGACGCTTATAGGGCTAAACCAAACTCATCAAGTGATGAGATATCAGAGAAAATAGCTTTTAATACTCAAGCTAGATTTCGCTTGTGGAATAAATTTTATAATACATATGGAAGGACTCCATCTGTTGATGACCTTGATAAGTATATCGATAGCATGGATGAGATTGATGTGTATAACCTTGTGAGTGGTATAGGTAGCAATTATGCTGGTGATTATTCTAATAATATGCTTGGAGCTACTGGAGAGGTATTGAAAGAATCATCGGATAAAATAAAAAAAGCCATTAAAAACGTTCCTGCTATTTTGCCGGCGGCTATAGTTGGTAAGATGTTGATGGATGATGATAAGGAGAAGAAAGATAAGGGCGGGTCTGTAAGCACAGGTAGGGCTTATGGAGATGGTAAATATGTAATTGATCCTGATAGATCAGAGGATAATAAGATGGCTGTGTATGATGAGATATGGGATTATCTGACCGATAAGAAGGGGATACCACAAACGCAAGCTATCGGCATCCTATCGAACATCGCCGCCGAGTCCGGAGGGGACACCGAAGCCCTAGGAGCCGCCGGTGACTTTGGTATCCAGCAATGGCTTGGACCGAGGAAGAAAGAGTTACAGCGCAGGTATGGTAAGAAACCGACATTGACCCAACAACTGGATTATCTTGTGGATGAGTATCAAGGTCGTGTACCGGGGCTAGGCTGGAACTACATGAACCAAGGCAAGTTCTTTGATAAGGACGCTCAAGGCAATATATATAATTACTATATGTATTCGAAGGCTGATTTTGATAACGCCACGAATTATAAGGACGCTACCGTGGCATGGAATCAAGGATACGGAAGACCCCTTGGATCGACATTAAGAAACGAGAAACGGTTTGAGTTCGCCGATATGTTCTCCAACAGATACGGTGTACCGGAGAACGAGCCAATGAGATACGAGTTCGGGCAGCGGGATTCTGGTACGGGAGACGGAGGTCAGCAGCCCGTGCCTGAGACGGTAGCCCCCGCCGATCCTTCTTTGGCTTCCCATCCTGCCATGGATAGCTGGTGGGAGAAGGAAGGCCAAGACCTATTATATAAGATGCTAGCTCAATCCGGCGCTAACAAGAAAGCTATAGAGGATATCGCTAATAATATCAAGAATGATCCCCAATCAGATGCGCAGATAGCGGAAGCCGAGCGTATGCGTAGGGAACAGGCAAAAAGGCAGTTGGTTCTTAATATGATACCGGGATTAAGTCTTAATATAAAGGGTATGAGCAGAACCCAGAATTAATACTATATTTGTGAGGTAATTAAACGTTTTTAGGTATGAAAAGATTATTATTTTTATTCGTTATGTTATTGACGCCATTCGCTTTGATGGCGCAAGAGGTAATTCCATCAGATGGGACTATCACCATTGATCTAACTACCTTTACCGGCATCATGGCTTTCGTCACGATGTCAGCTACGCAGTTAGCCAAGGTTGTGCCGTATATTGACACCCATAAGTGGGCTAAAGTCCTATCCGCCGTAGTCATAGGTATGCTGGTTTGTATATTAGCGTGGTTCCTAAAGGTGTCTCCATTGCTTATAGGGAGTGAATGGTGGGAGGCTCTATTATATGGAGTGGCTGTAGGTCTCAGTTCTGCCGGTTTCTATGATTTGGTTAAGGCTATAGGATCATTATTCATAAAAAGAATTTAATTCTGTACATAATAATAGCATTTGCTGAGAGACTCATCGTTGTGAAATGATGAGTCTCTGTTTTTTTAAATTATCTTTGTGTCAGAACGAAATTAATTAGACATGAGCAAATACGTAATCAAGAGGAAGATACCTAAATATCAAGAGGCCGGGGAAGTCGGGTCGTATATGCTTGGTAATATGGATGGCATACAAGGGCTAGGCATAGAGCCTTTGGTGAATACCAACCAAGGATTACCCGCTTCGGTCAATCCGCTAGGGATATATTCTTTGGATACTCCAGATCAGTTGAGGACTAAATATGCTAATGCTTTTGATCAGGATAATGTGTTTCCGGCTAGCTTCAAGGGTAGTTTGCAACGTATAGCTGAGAATTATCAGGACAATGGTATTACGCTTAATAACATAACTGTTAACGATGTTGATAAGTCTAAGACCGGTTCAGGCGAGACGGATGTTTTTGATTTTACCACCATCCCCTACTATGGCGCTGATGATATAGGGTCTAGATTCACTCAGATGGGTCGTGGTATAGGGCGTATGAGAAGCGAGGGATATGGTGATTTATCCACTGGGGCTAAAACAGCTAATACGATAACCACCATAGCCTCAGGAATTAGTGGTATCATGGGGTTGGCTCGTAACGTGGTTTCTGGGATAGCGTCAGAGAAAGGTACTCGTACTAATATCAGGTTGGCTCAGGAACGTGAGGCTAGGCAAAGAAGGCAATCCCAGATGCAGTACAAGGATGGTGGGGGTGTTTATCTAGGGCCTAATAATAGGTTCGATAGCGGAAGCCTTACCGGTGAGTACCTGTATCCGTTACCTAAGTCGATGGAAGATCAAGCCAACGTAGAGGTCGAGAAGGGTGAGTACGTGACGCAGCCCGGAGAGGCGCCGATGGAGGCTATGGGGCAGAAGCACGCCGATGGTGGAACCCCCGTTTCCTTGGAGCAGGGAACGAAGGTTATTACCGACGACACAACCATAGAGCCGGATTTCGCTAAATACATCAGAGATACGTATGGGATCAAAGCCACGCCTAAGGATACGTATGCTACGTTAATGGACAGGTATAAGGCTAAGATCGGTCTTAAATCGGCTTACGATGATCAGAAAAAGGCGCTGGAGAAGCTGAAGAAAAACGATAAGATAGATGACGAGAATACAAGGCGTTTAAACGCCTCCGTATTATCTAAGGCTATAAATGATAGCAACGATACCGTTAATGGATTAGAGGGAAGATTTACGGACTTCGCTAATGTCATATACAAGGAGCAGGAAGACCGGAAGATGAAGAAGGATGAGGATACGTATTTCGCCAAGGGTGGTGAGATAGATAACATCATATCCAGATCCATGAAAGAATACGGTCTTACGGAGGAGGATATAGCTGAGGCTAAGAAAGAGCTGCTTAAGAAAGTGGCTGGTATTCGCCAGAAGATGGAGATAGGAGGCACGTCTTTGTTCGGTCGTAAATTAACTTTCCGCCCGATCGAGAATAGGTTCAACAATGATCCTAACTATTTCGGTTATCAGCGCCAAGGAACTGATGGCTCTTATGGAGGTATTAATACGGATGAGAGGTTGAATTATTATAAGACATTCAATCCGGTCGCTTACGATGCTTATATGGGAGCTTCAGAGGGCGCTAGGGCTAGGGCGTTGCAAGACGCTATCTACGGTCAGACAAGTAGCTGGATGGGCTTGGCTACGGCGGAGAACCCGATCATCGCCAACGCCGAGGCGCTTCGGGATTACACGACGCTCGTTTCCTTTGGCGGTGAGGATAGTCAAGGTAATTACCCGGAAGACAAGAAAGCCGCATATCATGATAGGATGAGAGACAATAAATTAGGTTTGTTTACCACATCTCGCCCTATGATCGGTCTAGACGTTGTTACAGAGGAACAGCATAAGGCTCTTAACGATGCCGGTATCACCCATTTTAGCCAACTATTCTCTGATAAGAACAAGGATGTTGTTAATAAGATCCTTGGAGAGGATATGCTTAAGATGCAGGCGTTAAGATCTATGGAAGGGATGGAAGGTCTTGATTTTATACTTGACCCTCATAAGGTAGCTCCCGGCCCTATGGATATAGGTGATGTGGAAGAACCTGATGTAGATCTTGGGATGCCGGAGCTGGTTGATACCAGTAAGCTCCCTAATACCAATGCTAATACCGGTACTAACACCGGTAAGACTAATAATGGTAACGGGAACAGGAATATAGTGGGTGGTGGTCTTGACTTCCCTGAGGTGTTCAGGATGACCCCGGGAGCCGTGACAACGGAAGGTCTGGAAAGGCATTACGCTCCTACCGTGGATCCGGTATTGAGATCTGCTGATCAGTATATGGTTGAGGCTAATCGTGCTTTCCAATCACAATTGGATCAGATGGGTAATGTCCCGGATTCCCAGAGAGGGGCTTTATCATCCAACCTACAGGCGATATTAAGTTCCAATATAGGTAAGTATATAAATGAGGTAGAACAAGGTAACGTGGCTCAAAGGACTTGGGCTGATAATGTCAACGCTCAGTCATGGGCTAATACGTACGATAAGAATATAGCCCAACGCCAAGCTTACCAGCAACGTATATTACAGGGATTGGCTATTAATGACGAGAACTGGGCTAGATATTTTGATAGCGTGAATGACGAGATCCAGCAGAAATGGAACACGGCTACGACCATGAACACATTAAGATCTATATTCGGGGATGTCAAGATCGGTCCGAACGGGCAATTGATAGCTGACCCTCAGGGAGATGTATTGAGTTACAGGAAATTGTATCCTGCTCAGGAAGTAACTAAAGGCAAGAAAGGATAAAAGATGGCGTCACAATACAGTATATTAAGGAATTACGGTAAGTACGTATCACCCTACAACATGGATGTCATGATGCAGGGTATGGGATACATGCAACAGAAGATAGATACGAATCGGCAAGCTATTAATGAGTACGCTGATTATATTATTAATTCTGATATAGCTAAACCTCAGGATAGGGAATATCTTCAGAATAGGTTAAATGGATTGATACAGGATGTGAATAACGTGTATCGTAAATCCAATCTAGCTTCTGATGGTATAGCTAGAAGCATACAAGCTCGTCTTGGAGAGGCTTTGGATACCCGTGTATTGAACGCTATCGCCGGTACTAGGGAGATTCGGGCTTTCAGCGAGAAGATGGAGGATATGAAGCTGAATAATCCTAAGATGTATAGTCCTATCAATGAGGCTGAGGCTTTCGCTGACGCTGTTGCGTGGATGAATGACGGTCAGGTAGGTACACGTCTTAACCCTATACATTATACTCCTTATACGGATTATCACGCTGAGGTTGACGAGAAGATGAAGAACTTTATCTCCCTTAACAAAGGTAAGAAGGTTCAGATACCTGTTACTGGCGCTGACGGGAACAGGACGGGCGAGATGCGTGAGCTTTATGTGGATGAGATGAGTTACGCTCAGGTAAGGGATATAGCTATGGCATCCATATCCGAGAACGGCAAGGCTCAGATGCAGTTAGAAGGAAGATATATGGCTAGAACAAATCCCGATCTGTTCAACGTCCAAAGCACGTCTGATTTCTTAAAAGGATATATTGATGATTTTAGCGCCAAGGAAGAGTCTATACGTGCCAAACTCAAAGGGGTAGGTAACGATAAGATAAAGAAGGCTAAGCTGGAGTCGGAGCTGGCTGATATCACTAAGCAGAAGAATGATTTCGTGGAGGAGGCTGAGGGCGTTATCGGCAGCAACTACAGCCCGGAGCGGGCCGGCATGTTCATGGTACGGCAGCAGTTCCTTCGTGGCGTAGGTCTAAGATGGTCTTATAATAACTCATACGAGACGCTGGGCGTTGACGAGTATTATTTCAAGGCTAACCAACAGATGATGGAAATAGCTAGGTTTAACGAGACAAAGAGGCATAATCTGGCTATGGAGAAAGCTGCCTTAATGAAAGCCAGTAAATCGGGTGAATCTGGTGATGGTGGTGGTAATAATACTGTTGGGCCTACGGTGGTTACGAAGAACGCTAATCTTAATGACGTGAATATAAGCGATGAGTTCATGAACGGATTTACGGCTAACGAGAAGGCTGTTAATGCCGGCATGAGTAGTTTCGTTAAATTACTATCAGATGACGCCAAGAGAAAGATTAGCGCATGGGCGTCCGATCCTGAGAATAGTAATGTTGTCAAGAATATGAGTGATGACCAAGTTATCATGACTTATTTCAAGGCTAATGGCGGGTCTACGAATACACTCCTTGATTACAATGGCAAGGATAGCTATATAAAGCTTCTTGGGTTAAACAACCAAAGGAATAAGTATAATAGGATTAATGAGGGATTCAATAAGGCTGAGGACGCTGTATTGGATGGAGTTGACGCTATAGTTGAGAAAGAGGCTAGATCTGTTACTGGATCTGGAATTGATATTAGTTATGGATATGGGATGTTTGATCTTGGGGATATTGTAGAAGGAGGGCATTTGGCTTTTTCTAATGAAGCCATAAAAGATATATCGTTAAAAGATTGGGCCAAATTATCCGCATATAGCTCTATCCTTAGTAATAGTGTAGAATTTATTAAGATGGGTAATGACCCTACGCATCCAGTATCATATAAAGGTGTGAGTCTTGGAAGTGTTAATTCTGGAGAAGCGTCAGTAGTCCTAGGAAGAATAAATGATCTCATGGGGACCTCCTTAACATTGGACGATATACAGTTATTAGCTAATATGGGTGCTGGTCATCTTTCTACATCTGATTTATTTAAAAAGAATTTAAGTGAAGGGTTGAGTGATTATAACGAAAGGAATGCCGTTGTTGCTACAGCTATATATGATGAGATAAATAAAGAGAATGGAGATGTACTTAGGCATAAATGGAGTCGTGGCGATTTAGGAAGGCTTGCTAGCGACGCTAAACGTGCCGGCGAGGATTATCTAAGACAATATCGTCATGAGTACGCCGAACGTGAGTATATCTTCTCTGGTGATTATCCGTCTAAAAGCAAAGCTGAGTATGATTATATAAAGATTAGTGATCTATTCACTCGTGGTGGTGGTTTTATCCCCAAGGATGAGGATAATGCCAATAAGAAGATAACGTTTACTATATCTCCTATAGGTGATGGCAATTATCAGATCATTGGTAATAATGGAGGTGATGGAAGATCTGTTGTTGAGGTAAGTGAGGCAGATCTAGCTGCTAATGACCTTACTTTTTATAAGGAGGATGTAAGTATCCCATCCGAGACCTACGACTCTGGTGTTGTATCTATATCGTTTGCCAATTCAAGCGATAACGCTTACGGGAAGATGGCCAAGGCATTGCAGGTAGCTCCTGTGGCTTATGCCAGCGGAGCTAAGGATATGACAATGCCTTATATAGATATGTTCACGAATATAAATGACGGTAATATCAGGAAGAATCAGATGATGATCGCTACTGACGTGTTGTTCGATAACGCTTCTATGTACGAGTTAAGGGCTTCCGGATATAAGTATAATAATGGTTCTTCTGGGATAAATGTTGATATATATAGCAAAGGAGGGGATAGAGAGGGTAATACCCCGTTGTATTCAATTGATCTGGATGGCGTTAACTATGCTGATGAGGTAGCCAAGAAGGTTGATTTTTGCCCTCAATATTATTTGGTTATGGCATGGCAGCAGATACTTAGCAAGGAGAATGAAGTATATTGGAGAAGTGAAGGTAGATCTACTACGGATGATTTCGAGAGCTTCGTATCGCCTATAGCTAGTATGATTGATCAAGAGATAAGAAACAGGAATAACGGAAATAGTGGAAATAATGGAAATAGTGGAAACCAATAATAACGCTCCCAGTGGAAGGGATCTTGCCAATAAGTACGGGTATCCTACTATGAGCGTGGATAAAATAAAGGCTGTTGGATCGGATCCCTATAATATACCGGATCGTGACTTACCTCCGGTATTGGACCCGTATTCCGCATCCGAGAGATCAAAGTCCCAGATACCATCATTGTCGGAGAGGATCAAGAATACTGTTAAGACAAATTATTATGATGATATGAAACATATGTCCCCATTAGGATATATGGCTTCTGATCAAAGCTATAAGGGTAGGTTCAATCTTACTGGCCCGGAGATATCGTTGGAGGATTCAAGGTATCGACTTAGTAGCGGTACTTGGATACCTAAATACGAGTCTTATATCCCCGGTGTAGATAATGACACACGTTTATCTAGGAGTCAAGGTAGGACTGAAAAATGGATGAGAGGTTTGGGAAAATTTGTAGGTAAGACTGCCCTATACGGATTAGGCGGCGTTATCCAGCCTTTTTATGGTATTTACGCCGGTGTATCCAGAGGTAATTTTAACGCTGTTTTTGATAACGATTTCACGAGATGGTTGGATGATCAGGACAAGAAGATGGATTACGGTCTTGCTCATTATTACAATCGAGAGGAGCGGGACATGAACTTCCTTCAAAGTATGACCACGGCTAATTTCTGGTCTAACGATTTCTTATCCGGTCTTGCTTTTACTGTTGGAGCCATGTTATCATCAGCCGTATATTCCGGCGCTGGATTGATGAACTTAGCTCGTACGGGAGCTAGGGCAGGCGTGGCATTGGCTAGGATAGGCAAGGCGGCTTCGAATACCAAGAAAGCGTTCGGCGCTTACCTCAGGGGCGCCCGTATAGGACAGAGGGTAGGCAAGGGACTGGACACCGCCGCCTTCCTTGGCACGTCCACCGCATGGGAGGCATCTGTCGAGGCCAGAAGTATGCTGATGGAGGCTGAGGAGAATTTCAGGCAGTCTTACCGTAACGCTTATGGAAGGGAAGTCCCGTATGAGGAGCTTATGAAGTTCAGGGCTGATAATGCCAATGCCGCTAATGCTGTATTCGCCGCCAACGTCGGCATATTGTCATTATCCAATATAGCTATGTTCGGTGATATGTTCGGCATGGATCTTGGCGTGGATAAGTTTATAAAACGCAATATATTTGGCGTAGGCGCCGAGAGGATGGATAACGGGACATTGAGGGCCATAACGCCTAAGAAATGGCAGAAAATAGCCGGGAATACGTTCAATATTATCAAGCGCCCAGTGTCAGAAGGTCTTTATGAGGAAGGTCTTCAGGGAGTGGCTAGCAAGTCCGCCGAGGATTGGGTAGAATCAAGATACAATCCTATGGCCATCCGTCAGAACATAGGTTATATGGAGGCTATAAAGAACGGGTTCAAGGAAACATACGGGTCTAGTCAAGGCTGGAAGGAGATCGGCATCGGTATGATTATCGGATCGGTTATGGGTGGAAAGACCTTTGGAGGTATAAAGGAATGGAGCCAAGACATGTCCCGGAACGAGGGGATGGTGGAGGCCTACAACACTAATGCCGGCGCCTTGACCTCGGCGGCCGTCCAAGCTATTCGTGGCAGCATGGCTCTAAACGCTCAATTATCAGGCTTGAAAACGGATAATAACGCTGACGATATACCTAATTCTAGAATCGTAGATAAGACTTTTAGTGACGCTGTATTCAATCGTCTTCGTTATGATCAGGAAATGGGGATGTTAGATGATACTAAGGAGAATTTCAAGACAGTCATCGAGTCTATACCTAATAGCGATATAGCCTCCGATATGAATATGACAGATGAGCAGGTAAATGAGTATAAGTCCAACCTTATCAGTGAGTTCAATAAGAAGGTTGATAATTTTACTATGGCCAGCAGATTTGCCGACTCCCTTACCGATGGTATATCCAATAGATCATTTAACACCTATATCTCCAACATGGCTTATAACGGTCTTGAGGCTAAGGATAACTTGGATGATATCGCTAATCAGTTAGGAAGGATATACAATACGGATATAGGATCTGCTTTAGATATATATTCTCGTCTTAATCCTGATTCGAGTAGGGATCTTGAGAAACTCAGGAAGCTTACAGATGATATACAGAAAATGGAGAAGAATGTTTTGAAGCTTCAGCAGAGTATCACATCTAAGGAAGCTCTTGAGTCTGATAAGGTCAAGTTAGCCAAGGAGAATGATAGACTTCTTAAATTGACGGAGGATAGGATTGCTTTGGAGAGGAGATTAGCTACGTTAGTTAACTCAGAGACAGATATATCTAAGCTGTTATTAAACAGGGATGAATCAAGGATCAGCGCCTCCGATATTATGGCAGCTTATGAGACTATAGTTGGTTTTGAGAATGCTGTATCTATCCGTGGGGTTGATAATCATAAGGAGGCTATGGCGTTGCTTAGCGAGTATCGACATAATCTTGTGGCTTATAAGAATATAAACGAGTCACTTCGTCGTATGCGTGACAGAAGATTCATCCGGGCGCAGGAGCGCGGGTTCATGAAGATATTATCGAACGTATGGGGGAAGACTTATGAGGAGGATGACAGCAAATATGATTTCAGGAATACCGATGATCCTGATGCTAATTCCCTTTATGCCAATGATCAGGCCATAGATAAGGCTTATCAAGATGGTCTTATAGGAGAGGACGAGGCATTTATGTTCAAGACCTATAATCATATGATAGCCAGATCTATGGAGAATGAGATCAAGGCTGATGAGGGAGGTATCGTTGAGAATGTACCTGATAATGAGGATATCATAAATCCTTCTGATGATAGAATCAATAATATAGCTATAAAGATATGGAACGGTAATGAGGATATCTTATCTCCTAGGGAGAGGCAGATATATGATAATAATAAGGATCGTATCAATGATCTTGTAAATGGGTTTGGCGATAATCCTATAGCTAGGCTTAATAAGATTAGGTCAATGATAGATAGGTTAAATACCAACGATAACGTCTTAAATAACATCAGAGATACTATTGATGATATCATAGATATAAACATTAATGGTCTTGATCAGGATCAGGTTAAGGGGGCTATACAGACTTACAATGATCTTATGAATGATATTGACAACGGGAATGAAGTTGATCAGGATAAACTTAATGAGACCATTGATATCATTAATAATTATTCTGATGATCCTCTTCTTCAATTCGTGGAATGGATGAGGCTGTATAATAATGGAAGTATGGTTGTCAAGGATTACGATAAGTCTATACCTATGGGTGATGTTCTCACGGAGAGCGAACCCGGGACATCCACCGGCAGGACGGAGGTCAACGCCGCCCAGAATCCGGTGGTGTTGATGGCTCAAAAGAGGGAGATCGGTGGGGTCATGTATTATGAGGTAGGAGGGATGAGGCTTGACAGGTTTATGGCGGGATCCGGGCTTAAGGCTCTCGTCACGCCCGGTGAATATGTTATGGATGATAAGATGGTGATGGATTTTACTGATGGGACGAACATGTTCAGCGTTATTGAGTCCAAGAATCATTCAAGATGGATGATTAGTGAGGATGACACTCAGGCTTTCGAGAACGCTACCGGTGTCATACTGGGGCGGCAGACCGCCTTATCGACCTCCAACTGGTTCATGGTGTATCGCAAGGGGCAGGATGGGTCTATTGTCCCTTATTATACGGGTGATACGTTTGGGTCTAACAACGAGTCGGTGAATCAGGAAGCCGTAGCTAATCTCCGTAAGGATAATATCGTAAGGTTTAAGATGGATATGTCAGATCCATACACCAAGGGACTGTATGATAAATACAATAGACTTAACGCCGTTGATCCTAATTCTGATGAGACTAAGTCGGCTTACAGAGAGCTGGTTGATAATATGGTTATTAAGATCGTGGATAGCGATGGCAATTTCGTCTCGGTACTGAAAGCCAATGACCCGGACTCAAAAGGAAGTAACGCTGATTTAAGGAGTATGGCCTTTGAGTTGTATAGGGATAATGTAGGATCTGTCGCTGGCGAGATTGATATACCGTTCGTAGGTGCAGTAACTAGTGTTTTGCCGGGAAGACCTAATTTTAGCATAAGTGATGATAATGGTACGTTGATGGTATCCGAAAATGACTTTACCAACGAGACGGTTGGTAAGGTCGAGAGCGTAGGATATATAGAGAACGGGGAGGTTACGATGAAGGATAATATTAGGTATAACATATTCCCGTTCTGTACGGCTATCGTTAGGGACAAGTATGGTAATTATAAAAATTCGCGTATCCCGGTTGTAGCTATAAAGACAGGAAATGGAAGAAATTACCTGTACCCCGTAAGATTGAAAAATCAGGATATATCATCATTCTCATCCATGATCGGATCGATGGCTGATAGGATTATGGAAGGTCTAGGCGGAGGCGTAAGTATTGATGGTATAATGGATCTTAATAACGCTATAGCCAGATCCGGGTTGGATAATAAGACATATATGATTCCGTTGACGGGAGACGTGGATGTTATCAAGAAACGGTTAAAGGCTGTCAAGGAAGCGGCTAGTAAGATGCCTATGACTACTGACGTAAGAGGATGGATAGGCGATTCCAGGACTAAGGAGGATATTTTGATGAATGACGTTACGATCAACATCGATCTTAATAACGATCCTTTCATAGCCCCTAAGTTCAGGATGAGTATCAGGAGGGATGAGACGTTCTTCGAGGAGGTTGTGACCCCGTTCGTCAACCCGTCTGGTCTCCAATCGGGATCCGTCTCGCCTACGAAGGCTGCCGAGGACAAGTCTTTGGTTTCCGACGGTAATGTAGTATCCGGAGAAAATGAGGCGGAAAATCCTTGCTAAATAAAATATCTTGACTTATCTTTGTGGCGTCAGCCCATCACCTGACGAGTAAGATATTTAAAAGCTGGTCCCTGTCGGGTGTGTGATGGCCCCGGTGGGGACTCTTTATATTATGCAATTAGACGCTTTTTTACACCGGAAGATCATGCAAGACCTGCGCATCCAGCGAGTAAAGGTCTTAATGATGTTATACACCAGTAACTATTTTGTCAAGGTCAGACAAAAGCAGTTGCTTGATCATACATACTCATTAAGCAGGGATCAGGCTTTTGATTATATGACTGAGTTCAACAAAAGGCTTAGTGATAAGGTTGGTATAAAATGTACGATGGATATCCTTCTACCTACCGATGATGATAATGCTAACATCATAATCGAGCACAATGGTATTATCAAGAAGTTGATGAAGGAAGCCGAGAAGCTGGAACTTGATACTGATGCTATCAAAGCCATGATGTGTGATCTTCTTGATGAGTTGAAGGATGATATTGATCTTAATATCCTGATATTTGACGTAAGCCAGTTACTTATAAAATACAATCTATTTAGGTTGGATGCTATAACCGAGCAGGAGTTCAAGAACTCTTTTGTCAGAATGGATAGTAGGAATATGGAGATAAAGAAACTAACTTTATCTGATATCAAGAAGGTGGTGATGATGATAGAGACCAGATATAATCGCTTTGTATGGTGATGGAATATTATAGATTACAATTTTTGTAAAAATATATCCTATTTGTTTGTTGTTTTAAAATAAGTGTCTATATTTGCGGTGTCTATCCGTTGCTAGACCAGAAGAAGATATTAACTCGCCTAGACGTAGGCGATAGATGAGAGTCATCAGTGGAGTAACGGACGCTGGTGGCTCTCGTTGTTTTTATATTATGAGTGAATTATCTGAGATTTTTAGTTATGATGGAAATGAGGTGACTTTTAAGACGATCAATGGAACGACTTATATTAATGCCACAGAGATGGCTAAACACTTCAATAGAAGACCAAATGATTATTTATCGCTAACATCTGCAAATGAGCTGGTTAGTGCAATTACCAGAAAAACTGGTAAATCTGAAAATCAGTTAGTTATAAAGAAGACTGGAATGCCAGCTTTTGGAGGTGGAGTATGGCTGCATGAAGATATAGCTATAGATTTTGCTCAATGGCTTAGTATAGATTTTAAGTTATGGTGTGCAGACAAGATAAAGGAACTTCTATTGAAAGGGCATACATCAATAAATAGGAATAACTCTGATATAAGCAGAAACGATCTTCCATCTGATTATATAGAGGCATTAGAGGCGTTACTTAAATCTGAAAAGGAGAAAAAGGCATTAGCTGAGGCGAAGAAAGCTGCAGAGGAAGCCAAAAGGATATCCGATAATATCATTAAAGAACAGGCTCCTATGGTTGAGTTTGCTAAGACAGCCGAAATAGCCCAAGAGACAGATATGTTGATCAGAGAGGTTCGGGAAAAGCTAGAGGCTCATGGATATGATATAGCGGAGAAGAATCTTCGAATATTGCTTGAGGATAAGAAGTTCTTCGCTAAGACCGGTAAGAGGTGGTTGCTTTCCCAAAGGATGATAGACAGCGGTTATGCTCGTTACAGATATCGTAATGATGACGAGTTCTACGGCACTAATACTGTCTATGTGACTCCTAAGGGATTTCAGTGGATTGTGTCTAAGATATCTAAAGAATGGATGCCTAGGTTCTTGGAATTGAAAGGCAGGGTTCTGAGTAGATCAGATAAAGATATTTTCGCTAAACGATAAACTCCATTTTTTATAATTTAGGATTGAGTTTTTGCCTGTTCGTGAGGATCGGCAAAAAGATTTGCACTTTTCGGAGAAACATAAGGTTTGTTATTATGTTGTTATTTTGGTGTCCCGTCCGCTCGTGAGAGTAGGCGGGATTTTCTATCTTTGTGTCAAAACGATTTAGTAATGGGACGATCTTGTTATGTTATAAAAAATAAGGAGGGTGGGATAGATAATGTCCTTGCCCCGAACGACCAACCATCCGGATTATACCAAAGGGCGATGGAGGTGCTGGGCGACCAGAAGCAGGCCTTATCGGTCTGGGGTACGGCCTACTCCCCCGACTTCGTGTCCTTCTTTGGCGACTGGATGTCCATGCCATCAGAATATGATTTGGATAGTAACGGGGAACCTAGGTATGATGATGTTATGTCATTTATCAAGCGGAAGAACTATTTCGCCGGCAATTTCATGGCCGATGAGGTTAAGGATATTAATAATACTCTTACTTCCTTGGGTGTTGATAATATCAATGATCTTAATGATATGATCGTATCTAACTTCCTTTCCGGCGGTGATATATTCCTCAATAGGTACAATCTTGAGCGATCTGGGATGTATGACGCTGATGAGATTGATAATATCATGACTAACCGATCGGAGTATGAGCGGGTAAGGGATATGATGAGGAGGATTGTCGATTTTATGTCTGAGGGGAATCTTAATGAGAAGGATATGTATTTCCTGTCCTCCGAGTCAGGCCTTGGTGATGATTATATGATATATGAGGATACATATGACTCGTTAGGAAAGAGAAGGGGCTTGAATCCAATAGAGGTAAGGGATACGATCATGAGGGCGGTAGGTGGTATCAGCGACCGCCGGGAGTTCGATCAGGCTTTCGCCTCCATCCCATACCCTTCCTTGGCACTCCGGTATCAGGAGGATCAGGATTACGCAGATCGGATGTATGACACGTATCGTAATATGACCCGTATGGAGGTTCGGAGTCAGGACGGAAATACGATTACCGACTCGTACTTCAATAGTACCACACCGTATATCAGTATGCCTAAGGATATGAAGGGTCTAAGGGATAAGGTTGGGGAGATAATCGATATGGATGATTTTAAGGACATCAAGGACGTTGCCGGACGTCTGCATGACATAGCCATGGATCTTGCCGACATGGGCGTGGATATAAGCGAGGCGATCAGCGATGAGATGGTTATATCCAGACCTGAGGATATCCGTGATCTTATGGCGTCGCTGGACGTCATGTTGTCTTCCATACAGGCCGGCAATTCGGTATACGATAGCTTTATCTCCGATCTTGATAGGATAACAGGAAAAGGGAATCCGATATACGAGGTTCAGGATACTTATTCTACCGGGGATAGGATGGTGTATGTAAGGTCCGGGAATACATCCCCTTCCGATATGTATGATAGGAGCATGTTGTATATGGGTAGGAATACGTACCATAACACAGCCCCGATAACCGACACCGATCAGGCCTATGAGATGTTGGCCAATATCGGGATAGAGCGACCCTCGTACTTGCCGGCTGGCGTGGTCCCCGCCGGGGCTTCCCGTTCCGATATTGGCGTGGTCAAGGATAATATAAAAAAGCTGGTTATGTCCAACATCTCATCCTCGAATACCGAGAACATGATCCTTACCAGATTGATATACCAGCATCCCGTAACCCCTAAGATGGATGATGTCGATATTGATCGGGAGTTCAGGAGATACGAGGCTAGACAGGGGAAGGATCGGGATTTTGTCAAATCCTGTACATCGTTGAGGAAAATCCAGATCAAGGAAAGGTTAAAAAAATCGGATTTGTATAATAATGTCTTACGTTTCCTTGATTTTAATGGATTTTATAATGTATCTTTGAACCACCATGACAGAGGTACGTTAAAAAGCATGGAGATGTCGTTGCCGGAAGGTCAGGTAAGGGATCTTCTGTTTGACGTGGCTATCGAGTCCGGTGACAGTAGCATGAGAAACCTTTTCTATCTGGATAGTCAGGATAGGATGATGGATGCCGGGTTTTATAGGTATCTGTACCAAAGGAATCCGGGCCTGCTCCGGGAGGTCAACGGCGGCGTCGAGGTGAGACCGGACGGTTCGTTCTTGGCTCGTGGGAGGTATGATGATTTCGTGTCATTCCAATCCGGTTTATATGAGAAGGTAGGTGAGACGGTTGATGGTGCGATATACAGGTTCGTTGATGATCTTATATACTCCGATCCATCATCATATCAAGAAAATATGGTACGAAGGATGGGTGATGTTACGGTAAGGAGTGACGATAACCGCCTGTCAAGGATAGAGGATAATCCCTCATCCAGTAAGATAGTTAATGAATACACTGCTAATACAAATAAGTTGATGCGAGATTTTTCGTGTAGTTAATCTCTCTTTGACGTCGTGAGACGTTTTCTTTCGAGCATTGAAACATTGGATTTTATAGATTTGCGATGAATCCGGGTCGTAGTGATACGCTCCGGATTTTTTTGTCTTGTATCGGTTCTTATTAATCCCATTTACAAGACATGACGTACTTTGATGATGACACATATCACGATTTTAGGGCTGTTAATTTTTGAACTTTGTAACGCCCGCCATCAGGTGGGGTTATTATTAATTCAAAAATAAATAGACATGGGTACAAGTGGAGACAAAATCGTTTTGTTAGACGGTATGGGTTCCGGTAGTGGAAGCGCCACTAACGGTTTATTATCTATGATTCCGGGTATGTTCGCCAACTTAATAGGCGGAAATAAGATGGATCCGAACTTGGTGGCGGCCTTGATGAACGGCCGTAACAACCAAGACGGTTTCGGCGGGGCTAACGGTTGGTGGTTGTGGATCATCGTCCTGTTCTGGTTATGGGGTGGCCGTGGCTTTGGCAATGGTTTTGGCAATGGTAATGAGTGTTGCGCTAATGGTCTTCCAGCTCAATTGAATAACGACTATGGTCGTGAGTTACTGATGCAGGCTATCCAAGGTAACAGAAGCGCTATCGATCAGATCGCTAACGCCTTGAACTGTACTACCACTCAATTGCAAAGCGCTATCTGTAACGTACAAGGCGCTATCGATAAGGTGGCTGGTCAGGTAGGTATGACCTCTCAGGCTGTTATTAACGCCGTACAGCAACAAGGTTGTGAGATCGGTAATCAAATTAGCTCTTGCTGCTGCAATTTGAGTTCTTTGATCAACCAAAGCACTTGCCAGACTCAGCAGATGATCAACAATCAAGGTTATGAGAATCGTCTTGAGACATTGAATCAGACTAACACGTTACAAAACACTATTAATCAAGGATTGACGAACAATCGTGAGCAAGCCACGAGTCGGTTCAATATCTTGAGCGCTAAGATTGATGCTCAAACAACCTTGATTAATGATAAATTCTGTCAATTGGAAATGCGTGAGATGCAGAATACGATCAATCAGTTGCGTGATGAAAGGTCGGCTTACCAAGCCTCCGCGTTGACTCAGCAACAGACTCAGAATTTGATCAACCAGTTGAGACCTACCCCTGTGCCGGCTTATCCTTCATGCTCTCCTTACCAGACTTATGGATGGGGTCAAGCATTTTATGGAGGTAATTACGGATGTGGGTGCAACAATGGATGCTGCAACAACGGAAACGCCGCTATTTAACTCTATAAAGGAAGGAGGCTATTATGGCTTGTGTTTCTAAAATAGGGTCTCTTTATGAGTTGGTCACGAAGAACGTGGTAGTGACTACTACCAACACCATCTTCGGCATCAACCCAAGGATATGGCTGTCCTTGCCATGCGAGGGCCTTCTGCTGCTGAAAATCCGGCAGGTGGTTCCGACAACAGGCGAGACATTGCCAGTACAGATAGCTGTCCCAGCGAACAGCACCGTATCCACGGTAGGTGATGACACATGCTGCCCGGTAACCGGCGTGGCTGTGGTGAATCCGATCAACGTGGCTGTGACCGGAGCGGCTATGGTTAACAACACCGAACGCCTTGTTTATTTCAACAAGGTAAGGGGTGTATTGAGGCTCATGGATTGCTGTGTGCCTACAACCGCCGCATCAGCGTCGGAAACGGATGTTGATGAGGAATAGGTTAGATTGGATGTCTAATGGGAGGGTATTCCCTCCCGCTTAAAAATCGAGATATGTTTAGAGACTTAAAGAAAGGATTTCAAGTATATACGCTGGATACGTCCGATGTTCCGGTATTCAGGATGGGGAATGTGGTCAACGTGTCCGAGCCTAGGTTCCAGCAACCCCAGATGGGTCAGATGGGGCAATATCAGCAACTACAGGATAGGGTGATAGACCTTACCGTGGAGATAAACGGGTCTTCCATGACCTACGTCGTACCGGAGAGCAGGGATGTCGCTATGTCCAATAACATAACTTTGGCCTGCTCGGTCGATCCGATCATGAACCAGCTTAACGCCGCTAAGAGAACCAGCTCCGATATTCTCGATAGTATCGATAAGCATAGGAGGACGCTAGAGGCTTGTGATTCGATCCTTGAGGAAATCAATCCGGCTTTTAAGCAGACTAAGGATCAAGACCGGAAGATCAAGAATCTTGAGGAGAAAGTCGATAGGATGGGATCCTCTTTCGATGAGCTAAAAGAGTTGTTAATTAAAAAATTAGGTTAAGATGAGAGTTATAGATTTAGGCGGCGGTCACGATGAGGACTACAATGACGAGATCTACGATCGTAGAGGCGGCCGTGGACGTAGCAGACGTTCGGATGGGACTTACATGGGTTATGGTGGTGGAATATATGACCATTATGGCAAGGAGCATGACGGTAGGATGGATGAGCTAGAACGCCGTGAGCGTGATCTTGAAAGACGTGAGAGGGAACTGGAACGTGACGAGCGTGAGCTTGAGAAGCGTGAGAGACTCCATGAACGCGAGGACGAGATGTATCGCAGGGGATGGTTCGGTGAGCGCGGCATCCGTGACGAGTACGAAGGTACTGAACCGTATATGCGCAGGGGACGCAGGAGTCGTTATTACTGAGGAGCAGACGCCGATGACCCGGATTATAAGCGGTATATAGACACCCATGGATATCACTTTTCCAAGGAGCTGGCTAGGGAAGCCGCTGACAAGATGCTTAACGCCGACGGGTCCAAGAGAAGATGGACGATGGAGGACGCTAAGCAGATGTTCGATAAATGCGGGGCCAAGAAACCTGATAACGCCACTTGGGGAGATATCCAATACCTGTTCGCTATGTTCTATAGCGACTACTTTCCTAAGGTATTGGATTGCGACCAGAAAATAGTCAAGGCTGTCTTGGCTTATCTGGAAGACCCTGACGCCCCGGAAGGGACGGCGTTCGTAAGGTATCTGGCGGTGCGGTGCTTCGTCGGTGACACAATCAAATGGAGTGATATGATTTAGTTTGATACAACGTTGGAGAACCCTGTCGGCAATAGAATACCGATAGGGTTTCTTTTTGATCGTAGCCTTATTATGATTACATTTGTTCGAGGTAGATCTTTTGTTCATAGGAAGGGTGGGCGGGAATGAAAAAAAGGATATCCTCACGGACACCCTTCCCCTTTGGTTGAAAATCACTTAAAACATTATGAGTTACTACACCGCAAATATAGATAATTAAATACAAACTGCAATGGCTAAAGGACATTATTGGATAGAGCCTGTGGATCAGACGTTAAATGATTTCCAGTTTTATAAGGCACGTATCGTAGGCGATCCTGAATATGACGAGAGACATCATCGAGTTATATTGAGAACTGATAAGTATTTCCCTGTCGGAAGTATCTTCCATGTCTTAAAAGACCTAGAGATGTTTGTTATAGAGAGGAAGTTTAAGACATGGGGGAATAAGTATGTCGTTAAGCCTTGTGATGGTGAATGGGAATGGGAGTCTGTCCAGAAACTTAAAGACAAGGCTATTATATTCCGTAGCGGATTCCTGCACGGGGACGGCAGCTTCTAACGCCTGCCCGCATCTACCCCCCCCTCGATTTCTTGGTATTTATGTATATAACTATATTTGAGCAAAAAATAAGTGTAATATGGCAGATTTTCAAGGTAAATACAATGGCGAGCAGATAGAGCAGCTTCTGGATAAGGCTAATGATATTGATCTTACCAAATATGCTCTTAAGACGGATAACGCCCCTACCGCCACTAAATTGCGGGCGGCTAGGACCATAGCGCTGTCCGGGGCTGTTACCGGTAGTGTCTCGTCGGACTTCGGAGGCAACGTAACTATCTCCACGACATTGGCCAATTTTGATGCCTCTAAGATCGCATACGGAACCATCAGCATAGATAGGTTACCTAAGGCGGCTTTGGAGAGATTGGTCGTGGTAGCTGATGATACGGCTAGATTCGCCCTTACCACCGCTACGGCTCAAAGCGGTGATACGGTAAAGGTCACGTCTACAGGTAAGATGTATCTGATAAAAGACGAGTCTAAATTGAACAGTGAGGATGGGTATGAGCCTTACACGGCCAGTCAGGCTTCCTCCGTGCCTTGGTCCGGGGTTACGGGCAAACCAAGTACCTTCACCCCTCCCACGTCCTCCGCTACCGTTCTTGGCGGTATTAAGGTAGGATATACGACTTCCGGGAAGAACTATAAGGTACAGCTGGATTCGTCCGGCAATGCTTACGTTAACGTTCCGTGGACGGATACCAACACGACATACACCAATATGGGAGCCGCTTCTGCCTCAGCGGCGGGAAAGGCAGGTTTGGTCCCCGCACCTGCCGCCGGAGCGCAAGCCAAGTATCTTCGTGGTGATGGGACATGGCAAACTCCTCCTAACACCACATATAGTAACATGGGAGGAGCAACGTCCTCAGCCGCAGGATCGGCGGGATTGGTACCCGCTCCGGCCGCCGGCAAGCAAGCCTCCTTCCTTCGTGGTGATGGCACATGGGTGGTTCCGACAAATACCACATACGCCAAGGCCAATACCACAACCTTAGGATTGGTGATGATCGGATATGCCGAGAATGGTAAGAATTATCCGGTAGAGCTGGATAGTAGTGGTAAGATGTATGTCAACGTGCCTTGGACGGATACTAATACAACGTATGGTGTTGTAGGAGCTAACGGGTCCACGGGGTTGGTCAAGAACGGCAGTACCGTGACAAGCGCTTCCGGCTATACCGCCTGTCCTATTGTCGGTGGTATCCCCTATTATAAGGATACGAATACTACCTACGCCAATATGAAGGCGGCTACGGCCTCGGCGGCTGGTGCTGCGGGATTGGTACCGGCCCCAGCCGCTGGCAAGCAGGCATCTTTTCTTCGTGGCGATGGAACGTGGGTCGTACCTACCAATACCACATACGGATTGGCCTCTACTACAGCTAACGGCTTGTTGAGACAGCTTAATGGCAGTACATCCAGTTTCATGCGTGGAGATGGCACTTGGGCTACACCTCCTAACACGACATACGCCGTGGCCAATGAGTCTACTAACGGTTTGATGGCGGCCGCCGATAAGAAGACCATGAACAGGCTTATAGGGGTTAATACGGTCACGACATTAGCTAACCTGCCTATTAGCAAGAGAAGTATCACGGCTACGTTATCAGCCGCTACCACCCTATCCGTGCAGTCAGGGATGCAGATAGGGGAGGAGCTGATGATCAGGTGCGTCCCGTCGGCGGCCTTCACGCAGGCTATACCCAACTCCGGGGCTTATGTAAGCATGAGTGGTACTTCTATAACCACTACGGCTAACAAGCCTTTCGAGATAAATATCTGGTGTTACGCTTCAGGTAAGTATAGTATCGCCGTTAAAGAACAAGATTAATGATATAAGATATGAGCTACGTATATATAAACAGGGAAATATATCCCAATCAATTAGTTCAGGGCGATCCGCTTGATGATAATTACGCCAAGGGCTATAGTTATGATGATTACATTAACGGGAATCCCGCCCCATGGATAGAGCTTGGGGAGGAGCAATTGGCGTTCAAGGAGGCTAATCCTAAAGCTACGGTTAAGGAGATTATCGAGGCTAAATTGGATGACTCAAGGCTTCTTAATGAGGAGAAATCGGCTAAGTATGAGGAGATCAGGACTTATGAGAATGAGAATCTTCATGAGTTTTTCTTGGATGACCAAAATATCTATATCCCTGAATATGATAGGCGTAACGCTTTGGCTGATGGGGCTATAGCTGGTAAGATAACGATCATAGGTCTGGAGTTCGATATGACGGAAGGCAAGATCTTGATCGGGATGATGGATAAGTATGATAATGATCTGATGTCGGCGTTAGGAGCCAAACAGAGGGAAGTAAGCTTAGCCACTACCGTAGAGCAGGTGAGGGCTATTGACGCTCAGTCCGGCTATCCAGATAAGGTAAATATCACCATGACTTATGTCCGGCAACAGGCAAAGGAGAAAGATGTCTCCGATCCTCAGAAAGTGGCTGTCAGATTCTCCAGAATTGTGGTTAATAACAAGACTATATCTTTATCCCCTGATGAGAAACTGGATGTTAAGGTTCTATTCCCTATATGGGGACAAGAAGGGGCGGAGTTCGGGTTGTCGGTGGATGCCGGATTCTGTCTCAGGGTGGTGAAGGACGATACGGATATCCTTTATGAGGTTATTCAACAACATACATTATCAAAGGAATGGGAACCCGGATTAAATACGGCTTCCTTATACAAGGTCATTGATAAGGAGCATGCCGGGACCATAGGGGATCCTATCCCGTATTTCCCTCCAATGGAGATATTCAAGGATAAATATTACATCCAGAACGCTGATGTATATAAGTGCACTAGGGATAGCGGAACTCCTCTTAGTCATAATCTAAAGGACTTAGTAGGGTTGTATGTTGAGGTTGTACAGGGCTAGTCGTATCTACCCCCCCCCTATATTTGGCTTGTGATATGATACAAGTTATTTTTGGCATAATAAAATGACATTTGTAAATATATTTAAGTATGGCATCACAAAAATTCGGTTTCGTAACCGTCGACCCGGTATCAGGATCAGGAGATCAGGCGGTTAATTTCTCCGGTGAGAAACACACCGGTCGTCTTCAACGCACTATCAACCTTACGGTCACCACGAACGGCGGGGCTAAGAAGGCGTTGGTAGTTAATCAGGCAGCGGCTGCTGAGGTGGTAAGATCAGACAGCCCTAACGCTTCCGTACAAAAGACAGGCGGTAATGTTACCATCACCGGTAAGTCTAACAGTACTAAGCTTACGTTCGCGGTCACGCCGGCTGAGGAGAACGGGCTTACGTTACGGCTCCCGGCTAACTACACGGCGGCTGGAAAGACTACGGCTAACGGAGCGGTTATCGCCGACGATCCCGGAGCCGCTGGCGAGTTCGTTTGGAGCATCACGATCTCGGACGTACCGGCCAACGTCACGATCGAGGAACTGACAGCTACATTGAAGGTAACTGCCGCTGGTGGCCAGATAGCCAACGTGACGGTAACGCAAGCCGCTGGAGACTCTACTATCGAGCTTGACAAGGAGACTATTAACTTGGATGTAAATGGTACTCAACAGACGGTTAACGTAACATCTAATGACAGCTGGACATGGGCGCAAGCTGCGGCTAGAACCGTATTGAGAATGATGGGACGATAATCAGTTTCTTTTCTCTTACTCAGACCCCGATCGACTAAAGCCGGTTGGGGTTTATTTGTTTTGCTATCTTTGCAATAGAACAAAAATAATACAACTATGGCTAATGATTTGAATATTAATTGGAAGGACGGGGTAGGCGAGGTAACGGACCAGCCTCTGACCGTCAGCCCGGGGTCCGGGACCGGAAGCGCCCCCGTTTCCTTTGGCTCGGTGATGAACAACGGTCTTGATCGGACTCTTGAGCTGGAGATAACAACTCCAAAAGGTGTTAAGAAGACGCTCACGGTGAATCAGGAGGGATGCCGGCAGGCTTATATCACGAGTGACGGCAAACGATGGCTGACTAGCGACAATCGGGTGTATGGGGTTTTGAAAAGCGATGCTCCATGCGAATGCACGGGTGATTGCCCTTGATATTTTGTTTTTACGAATTTTGTAATTACATTTGTGGCGCATGTCCATCACCATGCTTTTCGTCGCTAATTTATTATAAGGGATACCGGTCTGTGATGGGATCGGCATCCCTCTGTTTTTTAATATGGATAAGATAGATGTTTTCGATGTTCAGGTTCCTGATGGGAGACAAATCCGTTGTATGTCGTATAATAAGGTTACTTATTTTGATCTTGACGATATATGTAAGTTATGTTTTGACTCATACGATCTACATGATGTGGCTGACACTAAGGTAATGAGTGAGTTCCTGCACCGAGAGGGTGGTCGTTATTGGACTACGATAGATGGCGTAAGGCAGTTGTATCGTAGGATTGAGTGTAAGATGTGTTTTGAGGTTATAGAAAAATTAAGGGGATTATAGTTGAATAAATTATTTATTTCATAAAGAATGTTTATATTTATGGCATAAGATATTAAGAATGAGATTAGTTGAGAGACATATCATAAAAGACAACCGATTTGAGGATGTATGCCTCAAATCCGGGTTGTTGTATAATTATGTTCTTTTCAATGTCAGACAAGGTATATTTCCGGAGATTACATAAATGAATATGAGTTTTCTACTAAATTATGTAAGGAGAATCAGGTTGATTTTAGGAATCTACCATCAGTAGTGTCCCAACAAGTCGTAGCTCAAGTGTTTTCGGTAACAAAGTCTTGGATGAAATCAAAGAAGGAATATGAGAAGAATCCTTCTAAATTTTTATCAAGACCAAAATTGCCGAAGTACAAACGAGGCAAGAAGCAGAATATGGTAGTCTTTACGACTTCTGCTTGCAGATTGAAAAACGATGGTTGTATCCATTTTATCAAAAACATAATTCCACCAATCAAAACAAATATAGGAGATAACAAATTATGTCAGGTTAGGGTAATCCCTCAAGCTACATGCTATGTGGTTGAGGTTATTTATGAGAAGAAGGAACAGGATCTAAACCTGAATAAGGATAATGTTCTTTCGATTGATTTGGGATTGAATAACTTATGTTCATGTATAAGCGATGTAGGTATCAAGCCTTTCATTGTAAACGGCAAGATTATTAAATCCTTCAATCAGTGGTATAATAAGAAGAGAGCTATGTTGATGTCGTATATTGGCGATAAGGGTACTTCAAAGAGACTTAGACGGCTAAATAATTATAGGAATTTTTGGATTGAAGATAAAATCCACAAGGTTAGCAGATTTATTGTAAATATCTGTATTGAAAACAATATTGGGAATCTTGTTGTGGGTTTGAATAAAGGATGGAAGAATGGAGTAAATCTAGGGAAGAGGATAAACCAGAAGTTCGTTGAGATTCCATTCTCAAAACTTGTTGAAAAGATATCCTATAAGTGTAAGTTGGTTGGAATAGACTTTCAAGTCCACGAGGAATCCTATACCTCCAAAGTGGATCATCTGGCTTTTGAAAAATTGGGAAAGCATGATGTTTATCTCGGCAAAAGAAAGAAACGAGGCTTGTTTCAAAGCTCTATTGGAAAGCTGCTAAATGCTGATATCAACGGAGCTATTGGGATTGGCAGGAAAGTATTCGGTGATTCTTACATAAGTGGGATAATCGATAGTGGGTTAGCGTTTAACCCTGTTAGAGTAAACATTTTGTGATACGAATGTGAATTTGATAAATAAAATTAATAATTTTAGTAACGTGAGAGAAAAGAAATTTGATTTCGTGATATATCCGTTGGATTTGATTATCACGGTTGGATTAGATTATAAGACGTTGTGTGATCGTTTCGAGAATATGGAACCTGAACACGAGGGGAAATGGGGAGATGAGGATGATATGGACAAGGAGGCGTCTTTCGTAAATTTGGTAAGGGATAGGGACGATGATGATAAATTTGCCATACTTTGGAATTTTTCGAGCGACGATGATTTAATAATGAGAAATATATGTCACGAGTCATTCCATATAGCAATGAGCGTATGCCAATTTTGCAACATGTCTCTTGGATTTAAGGTTGGAGAGGATGAACACGCAGCGTATATAGCCGGCTTCGCTGGTGATTGCGTTAGTGAGTTCATCAATAGCAAGAATACGGATTAAGTCATAAATTCTATAAGGAATATAAGAATATCAGCCTCCGCTTATTTGTGGGGGCTTTTTGTTTATCTTTGTCAAAAACATGAAGTTATGTCGAGTTGCGTAATTAAAAGGAATAAGGAGGGTAAGATAACCCGTGTCTTGACCCCTTCCGGCGAGGTATCCACCTTGTTCGATAAGATAGCGGGTATAGCCGCCGTAAGTGATCTTGATAAGGCCGCTGAGGCTTATATGACTATTTATAACGATAAGTTCAGATCCAAGTTCGGAGACTGGACGAGATCCGTGCCAAGGAATAAGGAGGCGGCCAGATCCATAAGCGCCAGACTTAGCTCCAGCGAGTGGGGGCAACTTATGTCAGCCAAGGTCTTGTCCGCCATAAGCGATATGGATGCCCCGGCGTTGGCCAGAAGTCTCGGGAATAGCGACAATGTCGTGGCTTATCTTACCTCCGGAGAGGTAGGTGATGTCAATGATATGGCTGTGGTAGATACATCTACGGTACAGGAGGTGGATCTGGATTCCATAAACGAGGATAATATTGGCGATACGATACTGAAAGAGGCGTCATGGGATGATATAAGGGCTATCAGGGAGAATATAGATATTAAGGAGACAGCCCGTATGTTATGGAAGGCCGTGGAAAGCGCTTTTACCGGGCAACGACCTAATATTAGGGTGAAGGGTGGAAATATAGATGGTGAGATTATATTCTCCGGCAATGTCTTGCCTTTAAATGATATTGAGAATTATACTCCTCCATCTTCAAGATTGGTATATGATTCCGGTGAGCCTCGCCTGTTCTTTAGATCGGATGACGGCAAGATACACGACTCTTACGCCAACGCCATAAAAGGCTCGTCCGGCGGGCGGATCGAGGCCGGGTTCTTGGCCGGCAGTGTCGAGGAGAGTGACGTCCCGTCCGGTACGGCTGACATCTCCTTTGGCTCTTCCTCCATAACCCTTAATAACAGTGAGTCATTCATCCCGGTCCTTGGTATTAGCTCAAACTCAGATGTAAGCACTCGTGGAGGGTTTGTTAATTACCTTATCAAGAAAGGTATGTTGAGTGGGGAACGTATAAGGCTAGGGGATAGATATTATCTTACTGGAGCCGGCAACTCCGATGGTCTTAAGATCTATAACGCTATGGATGCCTTCTCTAGCCTTAAAAATAGATTTGGAAGTCAGTCCTCCGAAATGAACGCATTGGGTTCTATAGGTTTTGATACGGAGGTAAGTAATGATCTTGATCTTATCACTACGTCCGGGGAGAAGGTTACGGTAAGCAGATCGGAGATCAAGGGTATGTTAAGGCAAGGTAAGTTTGAGGAGCTTAATAACAAGTATGATGGATTCATGGAGCTAGCCTTGTCGTTGATGATGGAGGATAACGCTTTGTACGGAAGCAATGTCCGTGGGGTTATCGAGAACGAGAAGGCGGAGGATCTCCAGAATAGGACTGATATCACCAATATCTTATCCACGTTAGGTATCCGTGTGATGGGTATGTCTGAGTATATGGATAAGTATAAGATGCGTAATGGTGTCGAGCCTTCGGCTAGGGCATTGTCCGATATGGCCAATGGGGTTATCGCTTTGGCCGAGGGAGCTACGGTAGAGGATCTTAATGAGGAGGTGGCTCATTTCTTGATCGATACTTACCGTAACCAACAGGAGATTGACGAGGTTCTGGACTCTGTTGTCGGCACGCCATTATGGAATCAATTTGCCGGTCGTTACTATGAGGTGTATGGGAAGGAATACCAAGGGGAGGAACTGGATCGGATGGTGAAGCGGGAGATCCTAGGCAAGACGTTGGCCCAGCGGTTCGTACCGGGCATGGAACAGGCGGTGGAGGATCTGGCCTCGTCCGAGGACGCCCAGCTCTCCTTGTTTGGCAGGATAATCCGGGCTATACGGAATTTCTTCTCTACTCAAAGATCAGACTTGAATAAGGTTCTTGATAGGATAAAGGAGTCGGCGTTAGCTGATGATCCAAGCGCATTTGACGTGCTTCTGTTAAAGGATAGCGACCATCTTATGTACTCATTATCGGATGTTGATGTGGCTAATAAGCTGATCAAGAACGGTAGGTCATTGGAAAGACTATATACCAGATTGCAGAGGATGAGGTCAAGCCAGAGTCAGAGGATCGGTGAGAGTATCTCCCTTCTACGTGATATAGGCGAGAAGGTAAGACAAGTCGGGGGTGAGCTAAATAAGAATAACAACCTATTATCCACCAAGAGCGTCATAGCGACCGCCAAGGCTGAGGTGGAGTATTTGGTCACTGTCGCCAGTAGCCTACGTAAGAGCGGAAAAGGATTGGATTATGAGACGATACAGGTTATCGATAACGTATATGGGGAGATAGTTCCTCTGATCAGGAACCTTCGTGGATTCGTCAATAATCAGGCGGCTGATTATTATGGCAGCAATAAGGTTGGTATGGTAGAGGATATGGATGATATATTACGTATGGCTGAGACATCCATGTCTGATATAAATGCTCTTCGAAGTGATCGTAATGAGGACTGGCTGGATGGACAGCTCAGGATGTTTAATATCCCGGAAAGATATTGGAATGGGATAAAGAAGTTGATAAATAACATCCATAAGGATATCAATGTCATGTCCCGGTTCTTTGGTACGCTGGAGCATAGTGGTAACGCTATTTTAGGTATGTTAGGCCAACGTCTAGCCAAGGCCCATAATGAAGCCCATATCGAAGGTATATCTAATATCAATAAGATGACTAGGATGATGAAAGAGCGTGGATGGGAGATAAAGGATAATGAGGATCTTATACAGAAGATAAATGGGAAGAACTCGGATTACCTTGACTCGTCCCGTGATTTCGCCAAATACGATTTACTATACAGGACCGAGCAGGCTAAGGCTATTATCGATATATATGATCTTAAGAATGTTACGGGTAAGACCGAGAAACAACTTATCGACCTTCTTCTATCCGATAGAGGTCTTAATGTGAAGACCCGTGACGACATAGTAGGATATGACGGGGATAAGCCTATCACTAAGGAGGTATATCATATATTCAAGCCTACCATCCAGAATTTCGATATCTCGGACATGACGTTCGAGGATCAGCAACGGTATCTGGATACGATAAATAAGTGGTTGGATGAGAACCAGGAGAAACCTATGGTGCAGGCTTATTACGATAAGATCGAGAAAGTCAATAAGAAGGTCGAGGAAAGACTGGGTCGTAGGGTATCGCAAGCCACGTCCGATTTCATGACCCGTATCCGCAGGAGCCGGTATGTGGCTATGGATAAGTTCGTGAGGAACGGGAAGGTCGATTGGAAGGCGTTTCAATCCGATCCTATAGCTTGGAGATCTTATCTGGATATCTTACGTGATAGGGCTATAGCCAAGAGCGAGTGGTATTCCGATGGGACACCAAAGGAAGAGGGATCCGAGGCTCTGATGATGTCCGAGGAGATCAAGGCATGGGACGAGGCGTGGGCCGAGGAGTTCGGGAATACCAACGAGGGTCGTAAGGCTTCCGCCGAGTTCAAGGAGATACTTCGTGGGATAGAGCGGTCCGAGGGCGGCAAGGCTGCGTTTGAGTTCCTGCTAGCTGGCGGTCATCTTGGTTTCTCCAAGGATATGTGGGGATCCGAGGAGGGTGATTATTACGAGAATCTTGTTGATAAGATCACGGAGCAATCTGTATCATCATCAAGAATAGAGAAGGTAGAGGAGGCGATGGCGACAATAAACGAGATCAACGATCAGTTAAGACCTTTGCTTATTCAGTACCGGGACAGTACCAGATATGGCGAGTATGATTTCGATCGTCTTCGTGGGTCATCGTCATTAAGGAAGATAAACGAGCTATACGACCGTCTGGCCGAGGCCAAGAGTGTTATTAACGCCGCCGCTTCCGCTGAGGCTATTGAGATGGATATGCCTGATACGGTGGAGAGTGGAGTCACGGATTCTTACCGTAACGCTTTAAGGGATGCCATGGCATACGACAAGGGTATGGATGAGATTAAATTCGCCAAGGAGCATATGTCTGCCCGCTCCCGGAGTCAGGTGGATAGGATGGCCGCTAAGCTATCTAGGAAGAACCCGTCATGGACAACCGTGGAGGTGGCGTTCTTTAGAAAGAAGTACGGTCCTGACTTCAACAATAAGCTGGCTAATGATATAGCTATGGGTAAGGCTAATAGTATACTTATCGAGTACGCCAGAACTCGGCTATATCCTTATATGAGAAAATACTCTCCCAAGGGGTATTCTGGCTTTGTCAGGAAGATAAATAACGGTACGTATAAGGTATCCGAGTTCTTTGATGCCATGGAAAATGGTATATCAAAGGAAGAGAGCGTATCCCGTTTCGGGTTCGATATTAATATGATCGATCTGACGATCAATAACCAGTGGCTTGATGAGGCCGACGCCGAGAGTTCTTTCCGTAATCCTAATTATAATCCCGATCTGGGTTATGGGTATCATACGCCTAGGTTCGATAAGTACAAGAACGAGGCTTTCTTCAAGAAATACGGTATTACCAACGAGGGGGAGGAAGCTACGATCAATAAGGATAAGTGGGAGATGAGGAAGGAGCTGCTTAACATAAGCCGTAAGGCTATGGAGGATTATGATGAGCGATTCCGGAACATCTACCAAATACCACAGATATCCAAGGGCGGCGTGGAGAGGATGGTGCAGGCCGGGGTTGACCCGAAGGCGGCCATCGGCAACGCCGTACGTGATATCGTTGGCGAGAGGGTGGATGATCCCATACATGGTCAGGGACAAGACCTAGGAGGGCTTGATGAGAACGATAACAAATATCGTATGATCCCCAAATACTATCTTAATAAATTGGAGAACGCCGATGACGTGTCCCATGACTTCGCCTACTCCTATTCCATGTTATCCTTACAAGCGATCTCTTACAAGTATAAGAGGGCGGCCTTGGATGATGTCATGGGATACAGGAACATGATGCTGGAGACGCAATACGACGGCGGTAAGAACCCAGAGGCCACTCACGCCTATAGAATGTTTCAGGACTGGGTTAACGCCAGTATCTATGATGTTAGGATAAATAATAAGCGGGCAGAATGGAATATAGGTAATTATAAGGTCGATCTTAATAAGCTGGCTCTTATGTTTACCAAATTCGTATCCAAATCCAACTTAGGCTTCTCCCCATTCGTCGCGGCTACCGGCGCCCTTACCGGGCAGGCCAACTTCCTTTTGGAGGGTATGGTAGGGCAGTATATAAGCAAGGACTCCATGAAATACGCCTATGGGGAAGCCCAGAAGCAGTTAAGTACGTACGTGTCGGAGATCGGGGATATAAACCGCACCAACAAGCTATATGTCGTTGGAGAGGCTCTAGGCGTGTTCAATGTCCGTAACCGTGTACGATCGGCAGCGTATAACAAAATCTGGAGAACCTTATTCCGGGACCTGCCGTTTAAGATGATGGAGGTTCTTAACTCCCCGTTGGATCCGCAGGTCATTATCTCGGTCATGGATGATACCCGCCTATACGAGGGTCAGTTCTGGTCATACTCCAATTTCAAGGAGATGATGATGAAAGACAGAAATATGTCCGCTAACGAGGCTAAACGCGATTGGGAGCGTTTGAGGGATTATTCCATGTGGAACTTAGTAAATGTCAAGGACGGGAAGATTGTGGCTAAAAACGAAGCTAATAAGGATATTATAGACCGATACATACCTACATTGTCCAGCAGGGTCAGGAGTATGGTGCAGATATGCGACGGCGCCCTGAACGAGCAGAACCGGGTGGGGGCTAGCCGGAACGCTATCCTTAACATGGTGCTCCCTCATCGTGGCTGGTTTATACTTGCCATTCAACGGGCATACAAAAAAGCCGGGTTTAACTTCCAGACCAACCAGTTCGAGGAAGGATATATGAGGACATTATGGCGATTGGCGGGAAATGTCTATAATACGATGTCCGAGGGTAGTATGGGAGAGGCGTATGACGTGCTTAAGGAGGAGTATGATAAGCTCACGCCTTATGAGCAGGTTAATATCAAGAGATCTATTATCAATATGGCGGTATTCGCCACGATGATGGCTATAGGAAGGGCCTTGATGGGATATAGGGAGGATAATGAGGATAGCTGGTTCGGACAGTTCATTACCTATATCGGGTTCAGGACGATCAATGAGATCGCTTCCCAGACATCCCCGTTCATGGAGCTTAATGCCATAGACATGCTGCAAGATCCGTTGGTTACGGCCCGGAAGTTAGGCGATCTCACCGATCCCCGGAATTGGGATCCGTTCGCCACCGTCCAGACCGGCGTGTATAAGGGCGAGAGCAAGCTATGGAGGCAGCTCATGAAGTTCTCGTTTGGTAAGCAATGGTATAATATCAAGACGGCTAGGGATATTAAGCAGACATCCGACTACTGGCTGATGACCAACGGCATGACGATGGGATTCTTCTTAGGAGGCAGGGATAAGGATGAGTCCGGGGAGGACGCTAATTGGTACTTTGACAGGGGAAGATAACTGCTGATATAGCGTGATGAAAAAATAGCCGATCAATTGTTTAAGACAATTCGATTGGCTATTTTTGTATTCCCATCTATCCATCCCGGACGGATGGGAATAAATAATTATCAACTATGAATGCAAATGTAAGCATTTATCAGGATTCCGTGAAGGATAGTAGCGGAATTTTGACGTCCGAATCCAACGAAATAGGGTCTTTGAAAATTATCATGCCTGATAAATTGAATCAGTTGACAGCTCGATCGTCCTACATATGCCATATAGACGATTTCGTTAAAGGGAATAAAGATTATTATGGATTTGATATACAATCTGATAGAGAAATGGAATATGATTATGAACTAATCATAAACAAAATAAAACATATCAATAACAATACTGGTAAACATGAATATATATCAATATTTAATAATTTCCCTGTATTAGGTTTTATGTTATGTCAGATAGCTAATTTAAATGACCTTAGGATTCTTGGTGGATACAGATATAGCATAAGATTGAAAAATATATCAGAAAGGGATATTGTTATAGACTATATAAATAGTATTTTTATAACATATGATAATATATGTATCTATAAAGTTGATAATATTGATGTTAGACGTGATATCCCTCGTGAATTTATCGATGATTTAAACGCTCTTTACAAAACTATTATTGATAACATTTTTGGATATAGATTTTCTATAAGAGTGGTGACTGGATATGATAATTGTATAGTAGACAATATTGAGGTGTTTGTCCCAGTCAAGTCAAATATGGATATATCAAATAATGTATCAAATATGTTTAGAAAATTTCTAAATGCTGAAAGAATTGATTTTTTTAATTTAATATCTGTTTTTGAATATTTTAACGATATTAATAATTTGAGCATAGGACATCTGATAACTAAGATATATAAAGATTTTGTCTATTTATATGATATGTCATTTGATATATTAGATAACAAGGTAGTATATACATATTTAGGATCAGGTAATATTGATGGTTATATTAAGATAGGTAAAACCAATAATATTGACAAAAGGGAAAATACGATAAGAACCGGTAATATAGATTTTAAGATAATAGCCTTTGTTGGCAGAGATATAGAAAATGAATTGCATAGCAAATTTGAGATAAAAAGGATGGAAAGAGAATGGTTTCATTTATCTGATAATGATATAGACAATATAATCAACGAGTATGGTTTTATTCGGGTAAGGAACAGCGTTAAAGATAAAAAGATATAGTTATATCATTGATACTTAATGTAATCCAAAAATGGATTTACATAATAATAGAAGGATAGGAGATCATCACCCTATCCTTCTTATTTTTGTTATCGGTTATTATATTTATACACAAAATCATTCACATCCATATACTCGCACCCGAAGTTTTCCGCCGTCTTCTTATCGGAGTCGGAGAACTGTCCTTCTTTTCCGGAAGCGTCCCCGATCATCAAGATAGTATCGTATACGATCTTTTCTTCCTCATCTTCATCGTTATTCATGTATTCGACGAAATCCATATACTCTTTTATCATCCCTATATTCGGCTTCCTATTGACGTTGCGTTTATTATTGCTTTCGCAGTAATAAGCACTTACGGATATATCCGTGTAATCTTCCAAGGCGTTTGATATGTAATCGAATTTATATTCAAACATCTCTTTGTCCACGAATCCTTTTTCTATACCTCCCTGATTTGATATGATTAGTATATCATCAGGAGCGTAATTTTTGATAGCCTCAAATACGTAGAGTTTGAGTTTCATATCCCATATACCTTTAGGGAATGTATCCCCTGACAATGTCTCAATCAGTGTCCCGTCTAAATCTGTTATTAACAATTTACACTTTTTCATGATTCAAAATTTAAATGATATATAATTACCTTAGCTTATTTATATACTACTCGTCCCATTGCCCCTAATAGCTCTTTATCATCCTGCTCCTTTACCTCTACATAATAATATCCCTTGAAACAAAATTTCTTTTGATCGGGATCTGACAAGAACTTTTTATATTCCTCGAATCCTTCATCTGAAAGATGATAAGCCTTTCTTTTTTGCTGAAGTAATTCATCTGATTCTAATATCTGTTTTTTAGTAGCCATAATAACGTCATTTTTTTATTTTACGATTTTTAGACGATGAGGTATTCTACCTACTCCACAAAGTTCCCCATTTTCTGATTTGACAATTTTTACTCCATCAATAGAATGATAGATGTTTTTTGTAGGATCATTCAAAAAATCTTTAAAACTTTCCAGTTCTTCATCTAATAAGAAAAATTCTTTCTTGCAAAGTTCAATGTCCATATAATGATTTTTTAAGGTTGTTATATATCTTGTAATAAATACTCTTCTATTTTCTTAGCCATATCAATAAGCATCTCACATCTAAGGTCGTTAAGATCCTTACAAAACCTCATTTCCTCCTCATGCTTTTCCTCCGGCGATCTGTTATCACTTACGCTGTAGCATGGTGATGAGTGTATCGGTATGGGCTTCATGGCATCTATGGCTAATTTGATAGCCTTTTCTTTGATATCGCTCATACTATTTTCTTTTTGTTCCCAGATCATGCCGCTATGAAGGCAATTAGGATCATCAGCATGATTTATTAAACAAATCCCTTTGTCGTAAAAACAACATCCCGTACAACTCTCTTCTTCTATCTCAGGGATAGCTATGTATTCTTTCCCTTTATATATTTTAACTTCTCCTTTTCTTATCTTATTCATCTTATTAGATTTTTATATCCTACATGTTTCAACTGCTCTTCGGTGGCTTTCTCCTTCGGGAACTTCCCGTGCCATTTACCGGGCACCACGACATCACGTCCGTCTGGGCTGGTAGCCAGCCTCCCGCATTCGCTGCACAGCCCCATGCCCTTGTACGGCTGTAGTTCCTTGGCATAGTCGAATTTATCCACCATATACTCGTTTGTCAACATCCAATAACTAGACGTAGCGGTATTATCAACGCAACCGCATTTAGCGCATACAAACAGGCTCATAGTAAGTTCTTTTTTGCTTCATTAAACAACCGTTCTACTAGATTCTCAAATTCTCCATCAGGCATATCTATTATGTCTTTTATCTGCACTTGTATTCTTTCTTTTGCTAAAGAATAGCAATTACTATTGACAGAGTAACGAACTACAGTGCCGTTTACGAAAATAAAATCATCTGGTTTTAAATCAGTCGTATAGCCATTTTTAGAAAACATAGGGATATGATGTATATCATCTATTCTTGTTATAAAAGAATCATTATATTTGGCATATTTTCCAACAATCCATTTATACTTCTCCTTTAGGTCAACTTGTATCTTGCTCATTTCTTCTTTTAACTGTTTTTCCAGTTCTTCAATCTTATTCATATCCTATCTATTTTAATGTTATTGTTATTAAATCTGTTTATCATCTCATCAAAGAATTGACGGTCTATCTCCACAAGCAGGAAGCCCCCCCCTCTCCTCGCCGCAAGGGAAAGGGTAACGGCGGCTACCGCCCCGTCCGGCACAGTGTTCATTGGATTGCCTTCCACGCCATATTCCCGTTAAACATCCTCATCTTTCTTTTCATCATCAATCCTCTCCACTTTAATCGTCCCCATATCACCTGAAGGTAACGTAATATCGCTATACACGTTATTCCAGTTCTCGTCAATAGCTAGCTGATGCAGTATAGATCTATATATCTGGTAGGTATTTCCGATAAGTCTCTTTCTATTGATCATATCTTTACTACCTCCATCATACCCTATATGTTCATAGTCTTCGAGATCCGGGAACAACCTTCTTCTTATCGCTCGTGAGTTATTGACTATAAAGCTTCTTATCCCCAGCGTTTCCGTTCTATCCATATCATTTATCAAAGTTTCCGTGGTATGCTGAAGATCCATGTCTCCGGCTGCGTATCTGCTTATGTCCTCCACGCACCGGGATATCAGCATCAGTTGTTCCCTTGTCAATGTTATTTTATAAAGTTGTTTATTATCCATGATTATCTGATATCAATTTTTCTTTTATATGTTTAGATATATCAATTATTTCATCTTTTATATTGCAGTCATCTTTTAATAATGAACCAAATATACATGATATGGCACCCTTTAGGCCTAGCGCTATCCCTATCTCCAATATTTTTTTATCGGTATTAGAGATTTCTATAGGTTCATATAATATTGATGATATGTTGTTAACGACATATATTATATCATCTTCATTCATTGATGTAGATTTATCGACAATAGCTATAAAATCTTTTATAACCATAATATAAGCTATTTTTATTTCTTTTATCGTATCATCGCTTAGATGTCTATCTCTTATATGCCTTTCAACATACTTGTTTGCTAGATTCTCTATTTTGTTTGATTTGTCCATTTGTACTATCAATTATTTAGTTAATAATAGATCATAGTCCTCTTCATCTATACTCCCATTATTGTTGACATATATAATGAAATCATTTAAAAGCACGGACTTATCCTTGGATAAGGCTTTTATAATAAGCTCTCCATCATCTTTCAACATCACATGCACAGTATCCCAGATAACATATTTTTGACATTCTTTCTCAATCTTCTTGATTGTTTTAAGTATTATCTTATACGTCTCCTCATATCTTTTTACTATTCCGCACAGTTCAGTCGTATTATATTTACGTATAGCCGTGAATATATATTCCTTTTTACAATCCCAGCATTTTATCAGTTTTTCTGATCCGCACGCCTTATTCTTGTAGAAGAAACAGCCCTTACATGGTTCATTATGGTCGTAACTTAATACTACAAGCAGCTCCATGCCATTCTTGTATATCACGTCTCCTTGTTTCATCTTGTCTATTTTATTAATCTCATTATCAATATAGCAAAGTTGGATATTATCCATACTATAGATATCCAGAATGTTATACTCAACATAAGACCTATGTTCTTAGGTATAGGATCTACTCTCCTGAATGTAAGGATCATGAATACAAATGTCTTGAAGTTCATAATTTACGATATTTTTCTATATAGTTAACTATTAGATCCTTGACACCTTTAGGGACATTAATTAGCTTAAGGTTACCTTGGAATATATCCTTACCGTACTCGTCCATGATCACCCCGAATGAAGGATTCATGATTCTTGTCGATATACATATCGGTTGGTCGGTATCGAATCTGATAACGGCTACCTTCTTCTCGTTTATCGCCTTCTTTAGGGCTATATAAAGCTTATGACCTTTAACAATGTCACAATTACCTTTCATGATCTTAGACATATATATGATATGCTCTTTCTTCACATTGCTGAGATTGTCCATCAGTTTAAGATCTCCACCAACAGATTTCCATTTTTTGAAGCAAGATATGCATAGACAATAACTGGACTTGGCGTTCCTCGGCATCATCCTGCTGCTACCAGCGGGAACCGTATCGCCACAGCAGACGCACGTCCGGTCTTTGTTGGTGCGTACTGGGCCATAGCTGTTTATCGGGTATTCTTTTTCTTTAAGCATCTTTTTCTGTTTTCAAAATTATCATCACCATATTCATAATTAGGACAAGCCTTATTGCTTGGGCGTCTCGTATAAGTTTTTTGCTCCCTATCATATTTCCTGTTAGGGTTTATATAATGGTCGCACACTTGCCAAATGGAGCAGCATACTTTCCCGTATCTTTTCGCCCATTCCCGATCATGTAGATGTACACAAGTGGCGCAAGTTGGGTTCTTGAGCTTATCCTTATTCTCATCTATGGTCTTATTGACCCGATCAAGAATAACATGCATTTTTTCAATATTTATGACGTTAAATGCGTCTGGGCATGGAAGATATGTCATTGAGCTTATATCTATGTCCATTTCCTTGGATTTATTGTAAGCTGATTTGTATTTCCTTCTCATCAAATCCTTTAATTGATTTACTTTTCTCTCATAAGTCCCCATATTTCACTCAGTTTTCCATCCTTGTTTTTTCAATAGATCCACCATCATCTCCTTTATCTTAGGGCTAATGGCTTCGGTAAGTATATCAGCGGCCAAGTTAATAGAGAAGCTTGTCATTCTAGATTCTCCTATATACTTCTCGCTGGTAACTTCTTTCACATAGTCGTGAATATCCTTGATCATTTCATTTTGAGATCTTAGGAGATCCAGTATCTTATCGAGTTTATCATTCATCTTTTTTCTCGAATATACCTGACAATAACCAGAAGACCACTATCAAAAAGAAAAATAGCCCAAGAGCCTCATCCGGATAATCATGCATCGCCTCTAAGATACTTCTCATAACTTAACATCCATTTTGTTGATTATCTTATAAAATATATCTCTAGTCAGCTCAATATCGTAAGTAGCGTCATGGAGCTTATTCTCGTCGATCTCAATACCCATAGTTCTGGCTACGGTCATCAACTTAAAGTTCTCCATATCGTTTCTTACACCCATCAGGAACGGTGTCACCATAACATATACATCCATACAGTTAGGATAGAACCATGATCCGAAATACTTATCCCCACATTGGGTAAATAAAGCCCGTAGGAAGCTGTTATCGAATCCAGCGTTGTTATACCCCACTAAATACATTTTATCCCTCTTGTCGAACTTATTCACGTATTTGGACAATATACTAACGAGCTGTCTGTACCCGTCTTCCATAGGTTGATATGACTGCACCTGCTCCAAGGTAACGCCGGCCACGTCCAGTGCCTCTTGCTCTATCGTGGCGGCAGGGTTCGGGGCTAGGCGGATGTCGAACCTCTCGGCCTCCTGCCCGTCGATATCCACGATCCCTCCTATTTGGTGTATCCCGTTTCTCCAGAACTTAACCCCGGTTGTTTCTAAGTCGAAAAATAATAATTTGCTCATATCTATTGATTTTTAAAATGTTCCTTAATCTTCTCCAATGCCTCATAAGACAGATAGCTGTTTATGGTCTTATTGCTATTTACTTTCATCAACTCATCAAACAGATCTTTAGCCAGTACTTTCCACCGTTCTCCCCAATCACGGAGATTCTCGATCTTTGATCGTATATCCTCGAAATAAGAATCTACGTCTGATTTGATTGATTTTGAATAGTATTTAACATCCTCCTCATCCCCATCCATAATATAATCACATTGTGTCCTGATATCTTTTATATGGCTATCTATATCACTGCACATATAATCAACAGGTTTACGTATATTGAATATAGCTTCTGACGTAAGACCGGTTATATCTTGTATGTCTTTTAAATTACCCATGATTTAATCAATTAAATACCAACCATCCACCTGCAAATCCCATTGCGAAAATAGATAAGATTATAGATGTGAATAATATCCAATCTTTTGCGCTTAGCTCATTATTATCTCTCTTTATTTTCTCAAAATAATCATATATAGCTGTATAAACAGCATGGTGAATATTCTCGTCTCTAGCCCTTACGATATTATCATATTCATTATATCCTAGATTATGGGTGGCGCTTTCGATCCTCATATTCCCCGTAACTTTTTTGTTTACATCAAAATCGAAACTAAATACCATATCAGTGGTTAGAGCGCTGGCGATTTTGCTTTTTATCTCATCATTACTGAGATTAGCATCGTGCACTAATCGCTCATAGTCTTTATCGTCAAGAATTATCTGTTTTTTAATGTTCATATCCCTAATATTTCTGCTACATAAACAAATCCATAACATATATAATTATCAGCGTCATGCTCACCCCAATTCACATGCCATACGACGGCGCACGGGAAATATAATGGCATATCCTCAGCCATAGGATCCTCTTTGAAGTCATCAATGTTTATCTTCTCCCTCCACCTCCACAGGTCTTGGATATCGTTCAAAATTAATTTCTCCATAACTATGACGGATATTAGATGTTAGTAATTCTATAGCCAAGCTGATCATGGCTCCCGCTTCCGTAAGTTTATTCATTTGGGCGTACACCCTGTGCTCTGCGCTACGATAAGTCTCCCTGCTGCTTATGGTATCTAGCAAATCATCTATAGCGTTTCTAAGAAGATTGGTTATTCCTCTTTCTCCCATACCCTTGAAATAATAAATATCACGACCAGCGTAAAACATGTCCTGATATCTTTTAGCTACGTACTCTATTCCAGATAGATGATATTTTTCGTTGTCTATCTCCACCTCCCCTTTTTCTATAGCCCTTAATAGTTTCCAGTCTATCTTTACATCAGCTTGACGATTTTTTACCTTTACATAGGCATATCCGCCATAATGAGAACCCAGCGTCCTCATCGTAAGTTCATTGACTTTTTGTTTGTCTCCATCCATAATAATCTGGTTTTTAATGTTGATACAAAAGTAAGATTTAAACAAAAATAAAAGCATGAATAATATAAAAATAATATTAATCATGCTTAAATATAAATATATCCATTTTAGTTCTCACGGATATACGTATTCGTACTCATCTGGAGGAGATGTCTTATATTCAACATCGCACTCCATATTGGTGTAATAGTTATCCCCTTTTCTGTATACTAACGCTACCCAACAGTCATATTTTTTGCTGTATCCTATAAGAGGGACATTGGCCATAGGCGGATTATCCTCAGTTTTGTACCTTATTCTTGTTACTTGCTTCATGTTCTCATGGATATAAATATTCATATTCTTCCGGTGGATATGTTTCAAATTCAGCATCATACTTCATGCAGGTGTAGTACTTATCCCCTCTCCTGTACATTACTTCCCACGGACAGTCATATCTTTTGTTGTATCCTAAAAGAGGAACACCTTCCATAGGAGGCTTATCTTTCGTTTTGTACCTTAATTTTGTTATTTGCTTTATGCTCATATAATCTTATGTTTAAGTAATTCCATCATCATCGAAAACAATGTGTCTACAAGAAGTTTCTCGCTACTCCAATATATAGGGATCTCATCTATATCTCTATACGTTACAGACCATGCATGTTCTAGCTTATAACATTCGAATGTACAACCCTCTATCTCATATGGGAGTAAATTCAGTAACGTCCCTACATCCCAAACAGGGTTGGATATATCCGGGGTAACGGCCTCGATCAGTCCTATACGACCAGCGTCATCCTCCATAGAATGTAATTGATCCAGATACTTGTCTCTGAAACCGATGGCGGTGGAGATAGGGAGGCCGGCCTCGACCAGCACCCTCCCCTGTTCTTTTGTGGTGAATATCCTTTCTTTCATCTAACCCTTGATCTTTTTCTCTACAGTAACGATCGTATCATTATGCCATCCCCCATGAGCCACGAGAAGAATCTCCTGCTGCTCGAAACCAAGACCGGCCCCTATACCGCCGGAGTTCCACGCGCAGGTAATGACCACCCCGCCTTTCTTGGTGATCCTAGCTATCTCCTTCTTCTGCTTAGCCCAATAACTAGATTGTGTTGTTTGCATATCAACAGCACCCCCAAGTCTTTTATACGACTCGGATACCTGTCTCGTGGAATATGGTGGATCATATAGTACCATATCAGCTATATTATCCTTAAGACCACACAGGAAGTCCGTGGCGTCTTTATGATACATAGCCTTAGTCTCAGGATCAAGATCGTTGGTGATCGTCCCTATATCGCTGTTTCTGGCGAATGGATCCACTATAACCATCCCCTCTTCTCGATATTTATCTATAAGTTCCCTTATCGGTCTTATGCTGAATGTCTCTTTATTTGGCATTGACCATTTTTTAGTAATTATCATGATCTATGAAGTTTATCCCATTCTTCTTTATCTACTCTTTTACCTTGTATATAAAACAACTGTATTGACCCATCATGAGTGTAAATTGCTTTAGACTTATCATTTTTTAATCTATCGAAAACATTACCAAACCTCTGTGATAATTTCATAGATTGATATTTTTCAAGAAAGTTATATTCTTGATCTGATAAATTTAATTCCTGTTTAATCATTTCCCTGCTTTTGCTCATACCAAATTTGATTGTTTATTTCCTTTTTGAAATTTAATTTCATAATACTTCTAGATATAGGATCACATATATCCTCCCACCAATTCTTGTGTCCTTTTGGTGGATGTATATCCTTTTTCCATGAAGACCCCTTAACTGTTTTGACTCTTCCGTATGGCTTCATTTTGCTCATGTTTATCACATGTCACATTAGTACCCGTTTCTGATGATCCGAACATAAGCTCATCAGTAATCTTGCGAAATTCCTTTACAATATCATTTATCTGCTTACGTTCGATGCTCCTTAGCAAATGGGCTATCACATCCACTGTCCATCCATTGCCCGCTAAAGACATGGTCGTATTTGGGGCTATCCCGTCAAGGTAATCATCCGGCAATGTCTGTAGCCTACACATCTCCACCGGGGTCAGGTATCTGAATTTGTCTTTCATGTCAAAGGCGTTAGGATATCTTCCGGGAGGTAGTGATGAGATCACGTTATCTTTCATGACTGTTGTCAGGCAATTACTTTTCTTGATGGGAGTGGTACTCTTATCTTTTCTTATCTCCAGACATTGCGTTATTTTTATGCCCATGTCACAATCCTTTCGATACCCGTCCTCTCCTATCCTTCTACCGACAATGGTCCCTATATATCTCCCTCTTATGGCTCCCGGATTCCAACCCTTGTCATGCTCTAGAATATCATCCAATGATATATGCTTGTCTTTCGGCATTTCTACCGGCCAATTACACCAATAAAGGCGATGCCGGGTCTGTGCCGATACCAAGGCGCTATCGATCTCCACCGGCTCCACGCCAAGCTCCTCGGTGATCACCCAGCGGTGCTCGTCCCGCATCCGGACGTTCTCGCCCAAGAACAGGACCTTACCTTTGGTCTCCTTCCTTAAATGCTTTACGATGTCCGAGAAGCAAAAGAAAAGCCTTCCACGAGAGTCCATAAATCCCTTACCCTTACCTGAGCTAGAGAAGCTCTGGCAACAGAACCCTCCCATGACCAGATCTATATCTTTCCAAGGGATATCCCATGTTCTCCAGTTATTAACATCCCCTAATTGAATAATATTAGGAAAATGTTTTTGACTTACCTTTATGCATGTCTTGTCTATCTCTGAGGCATAGTAAGTCCCAATAGGTATACCGGCTCTTTGTAATGCTAGATATCCACATGATATCCCATCAAATAATGATAATACTTTCATATTGTTCATTTATTCTCAGACCTAAAAATATCCTTTGCGATCATATCAAGGGATATTTTATGTATCTTAGGTAAGACCTTAACCAATTTTATACCAAAATTTTCTCCCCTCTTAACAAAAGTCCATTTCCCGTATATGATCCCATGCATCATATTTTGTATTATCTCCTTGCTATCCGTCAAGAACACTTGATAATAGATACTATTGACATAATTGAAATCCTTTCCATGATCATTTGCCGGTCTTAATATCATTACAGCCGAAGAGCATCCACGAACGAATCCGTGTATCTCAAGACATTCCTCGAACTCATAATTATCGCGTTCCTCATCATGAACATCCTTAACCCATTTACATGGTCTCCCGTCTTTAAACGGGATCTTTAACTGTTTCTTTGCCATCTTTTAAATTATATTATAATGTTATTACCTGCTCATAGGTGAGCGTGCCTTTGTAACCTCTAGCTTTTAGTTCTTCGATAAGTTCTCTAGGTTTGAATTTTGCTAGATCTGGATTGGTAAACACTTTCGTTAATTTACCCCCCCCCATCTGCATTGGCTTTTTTGGACGATTTGTAGGCATTTACACAATCCTTACAGTAGTATCCAAACCCATCCTTTTGTGATTTGTTCTTATAGAATTTATCTACTGGTAATTCTTTACCACATTTCTTGCATATTTTAGTCTCCATGTCTATTAAATTAAATTATGATTCAATGTTTTCAATCTTAAATTCCCAGTCCATAGCGTCATGCGTTGCTTTAAATCTGTTTCTTTATGACAATTTGGTTCCCGTATTGAGGTATAATGCATAAACCTTCATTCAATCCATTTATTTCCAGTTCCCCAAAATTATTTAGATTGATAATAAACTCATTCCCAACCCAATCAAAAACTCGTATGCCATTTTTAACTTCTATTTCATCGTCACCGCAGCGATGATTAATAATATGCACTTTCATTACCTTCGTCCCTGTTGTCCTATATTTATAACTCTCAATTTATCATATCCCTCTGAAAGAATCCCATGATCAAACAATTTGTTAGCGTCTATCTTAAGACTTCTATAATTGTCAGTTATGTTGATATCACTCCACAAGTTCAATCTTCCCTTATCATCTAATTGCATATGGATAAATCCTTTTGTTATCTTCTTCCCGGCTTTAAGGCGCTCTACGTCTTTATCAGTAATCTTTTTCATACTTTCGATATTTTATCGTTACAATTAAATTCATCTTTCATCCTGATCTTTATGCCTCCATATGATAATTCCTTATGAGCTGTGACAAAATAATCAACCGCATCTTCATCTAATAAACTATGTGGGCACCTTTCCCATACAGGACTTTGATCTAGATGATCCCATGTGGCTACAAGTAACCTATTCTTGTCATCATCAATAGCTATTTTGTATGTCCCTGTAGTAGCCTTACGTTTAATGATAGCTCCATTTAACATCTGTTTCTTAGCCCAGCTCCATGAGCCTCTCAACCCAAATGTTCTTATAACCCAGTTATTTATCTTCTTCATTTCAAATTATTTGTTAAAAGTGTAATATAAATATAAATACATAAATTGGATAGGACTATTCACCATACCCTTATCAGTAGGATCATCGTATTTTTCAAGCCAAAAACGAAGCGCCTCCCAATCGATATCCTTACGGTCACATACCATGCAGGCTAGGTTAGCCCCGAACAGTTCCCCGTCGCCGCCCAGCGACTTGTTAAACCTCTTGGCTAGTCTTTCCTTGAATCCCTTATCATACCATATCCCGGAAGTAGCGGCATAACAATAATAAGCGTTGTATTTCATTTTCACGCCCATCTTCTCAAACAATGGTGTATGCCATATCCGATCTAAAAAGAATACTATTCCACGATATATGAAGGTTCGGAGATTTTTCCTGTATTCTTTCCCCAAGAAATTATCCACACAAGATATAGTCCCGCCTGAATAATACCAATTATTGGCGCCTCTCTTAACCTTATCCGTCATCTTGAATTTATTCTTTCTGTCTTCCACCCTATCCCAAGGTTTCAGCTTATCCTCATTAAATGTCGGGCAATAATGATAGTAATGATTAATCCACGAGAGGTAGGGGTTGTATATCGTGTATCCATTATCGCTGACATATGAGTTCATATCATACCCAAGCTCCTTGGCTAGAATAGATCCCTCATCAGCTAATACCTTCAATATCGGGTTCAAGTTCCATATCTGATCTTGACTGACGAACATCGAGTAACATGGATCCTCATCCTCCCCATACCATCCTCCCATCCCGCTCACTATTTTATCCAAATCAAGTGAATAATCTTTCCCGGGTAAAAAATCATCTCTAAGAAAAAAACCTCTATATGGGATCATATCATGTATGCCTGGTTGGTCGTCAAATATGAACTTAGCGTTCTCGGTCAATCTAATCAATGTTTGCAAGACAGAGGATATATCTATGGGTGCATATTCACACCCATAGACCTTATTATTTATCCAAAGATATTGAAGAAGCTCGGCTATATTAATAGTCCCGTCCTCCACATATCCTGTCTTGTTATCGAAGTTTATTTTGGCTAGAGGTATATTACTCCCTTGCGGTTGGTCACTTTTTTCATTACAACAATGCATGAATCTGCTAAAGAATATATCCTTCCAGCCAAAATATTTATCCCTTATCGTCATAAGCCTATTTCTTATCGTATAATGACATGACGTTAATAAGATCAGCCTTTCTAGCCATCCCCTCAAGTTTATTAAAGCCATCCATGTTATCTCCGCTGACGATGATAGTAGGATATACCTCTATACCGTACTTGGATATTTCCTCCTCCGTGGCTTTGTTCTCCGGGATCTGGTTTAACGTGACCTCACCCTCATACTCCTGTAATGTGTTGGCGATAATATACCGCATGTAGTCGCTGTACTCAGCGTCTTTCTTCGTGAAAAAATCAATTCTTACCATCTCAAATAGTTGTTAATCTGTTAATAATCAAATCAGCGGTAAATATAGCATTATCTACCTCATCTATACTCATCTTTCTCCCATCGAAATTGTTAGATAATAAATCCTTAACAATCTGATATCTACGCTGCTCCCAATTTACGTTTACATCAAAATTCAGATTCTTTACATAATCATAATTTAATTCATTATAACTGTAACTGAGATACTTAACTATCGGGAATAGGCTATCATCAATAGTGCGCTTGATTACATTAACGTATTTACCTGTTCTTTTGTCGATAGCTCTTAATCCCTCATCTACTACTCTTTCTCCTGGCTCTTCCATTCTATAAGCCCTTTGTTATGTTTATCGTAATATAATAACGCTATGGCGTTCCAGCATACGGCGGATAGATGCATGAATCCCTCCTTATCATATCTCTCCCCTTTCGTATAAGCAACCAAGTGTCTCATGAGTGCACCTAGATAACGATTGAACCCATCAGGTATATCCTGCCATGAGTTATCAGCGTACTTCTTGGCACCTTCCGTATATACCCTCACGATGTCCTCTATCTCAGCCAAAGGAAGGAGATCCCACCGGAGTTTACCGTCGGCCCGGTCGTCCTTCCCCGTCCCGTCCTTGCCTGGCAGCCCACCTCCTTTATTGGCGTCCTCATTCCCATCTGGCTGGATGATCTCCTCCGATAAGGCCTTATTGCTATTCATTACTATCTCCTCCGCCTCATCCTTGTCTATAAGCCGTTCCCTTATAGCTATATGTAGCGGCAATACCTCATCCTCTCCAGCCCACATGAAACCATATCCCTTTGGATATAACGTTGATAATTTCATCGTACCTGTATTATCCGCCGTTCTTTCAACCTCCCAGATCTCACCCTCGCAAAAGACCTTGTCAAATTTATTAAATTCGTATTTCATATCCTTTCCCCTCCCTCTTGGTGTATTCTTATTGCTACATCATCATCAAGTGAGGATAATGCTTTAATATGTAATAATATATCTCGTTCATCGCTCTTATTTTTCCCTGCAATACATGATAAAATATTACCATTCATTTCTATTGTAGCCCATCCTTTTATGACAGGTTCGTGCCTCTTCAGCTTAGCGGCATCTTCTCTCGTTATCCAATATTCTTCAAAGATTATGTCTGGATACATAGCTTTTATTTCCTCCCCGGTTTTATACCACGTTGCCATATCTCATGTTTTTAATTAATAAAACTCGCTTAAATCCCTGCATTCTGGTGTCTCTCCTGTCATAGAGTAAAGCTCACCAGATGATAGATGCACGCAATGAACGGTCTTCCCGTCTATATACTCACTTCGCTTCGTGATCCCACAAATAGCGCAGCGTTGGATCCCCGGACCCGCCTTTATCCATGAGTGCCGTACGCTCCTCTTCCTTGTCCTGTTGGTGTCATTAAGCTTTCTCATGATCAATCCTCCAAGACCGTTACAATCTTATCTTTCCCGATAATAACCTCATTTCCGCTTCTCACATCAAAGCATCTCCCTTCATCTGCCTCCTTGAAATAAAGAGCGCCATTGTACTCGAATAAACCGAAACCGTAATCATCTAGCTTCATCTCGTTAAGTTTATTAAATTTATACACGTTTTTCATATTCTCCATATTATATTGCATTACTGGAAATATCATTATGATACTTATGCCTATTACAAGCAACCCTGTGTAAAACTTTTGTGAATCATATTTTTTCCATCCCTCCATCATCATGGCAAAGGAGATTACTATTATTATAATAATAGATATCAACCCTACCATATCACATCCTCCTTTCTTTCAAAAATCCCATCATATCCTCCACGCTAAGCTGGAATCCGGCAGCCGCCTTATGGCCTCCTCCACATGGGTTGGCCTTGCGTGCCAGCGCCGAGACATCCACCTCCTTCTTGGTGGTATAGAACGAGCATCTGAAGAATCTGCCGTTCCAGCAAAATGGCATCATCAAATCATGTTTTCTAGGATCGTACATAGACTCGAATGTGGTGGAGTTAAACTCCGTAGTATTCATACATATCGCCTTGTATCCAAATATATCTGCCTCGAATGAGAACATCTTCATTTCTCCTCTGTTTTTCTCGATGATATATTCTATTATGGCCTCGCCATTTCTTATCATATCAGAAACAAACTCGCCATTCGCCTTGTTTAGCACCTCCCTGACCATGTCAACGTCAAGCCCGCAATACCCTCTCATCCCATATTGGAATGAAAGAACGTCACTCCATTCGAAGCGATCATGATCCCATACATCATAAGCGCTCAATAATTTTACCACGTCAGGGGTTTCGATATCATCGAAAAGATATTCCCACGTAAGCTCACAAGCCGCCGTTCCGATACGTCTTTTGCCTTTGACATTATAGTCCTTCACAGCTTCTATCGCCGTCTTATGGTGGTCTATCCATGTGACATCTATCCCCTTGTCTTCCCATTCGTCGAATAAGAATCTCGTTCTATCGCCAAATGACACGTCAACTACAAACACCTTATCGTATTTATTCACGTCAGGTATTTCCTTGCCGTAATTGTAAGGAAGAAGATCAATGTCCCCTTTGAAATACTTTTTTACTATAGCTGCTGACATTACTCCGTCAAGATCAGCCTCATGATATATACAACCTATCATAACTTATTGTTTTTAGCTAAAAAATCTATATATTCTTTTATATCCTTGTTCCTATCATTATCCCAGTCAAAGGTCTCGTTTATGAATTTGAAGTACGATACCGGAATTGAATGCAACATCCATCCACAATACTTGCCGAATGTCATTAACGTAGAGCCAAGGGGATGATCCGGTCTTCCTGGAACAGGGGCTGCGGTTACGCCCTGCGCCAGCCCCCTCCTTCGGTCTTTCTTGGCGGCTTTGATATCCAGATCTGTTTTCGTTACCTTATCCCCCATCGGGATATTGGTAATTAGTTTATCGCCGATAAACATCCCCCATCCATATCCTTTGTAGTTCTCTATACTAAGTTTCCTTATATCACCGAACCTTGACGAGTTGTTGCAGCAATCAACAATCAAAGCGCTATCCTTACCGTCCTTTATCCTGACAGCTCTCCCAAGCCACTGATAAAACGAAGAGAACGAAAATGTCGGTCTTCCTACTATCACGCAGTCCAGACCCGGATGATCGAATCCCGTACCGAGGGCGGAATAGTTGAACACTACCTTCGTCTTACCCGACTTGAACCCCTCGACTATAGCCTCCCGCTGTTTCTTTGGCGTGCCTCCGTGAACCACTTCCGCCATGCCAGCGCATATCTTTGCGTTCATCCATTCGGCGGCGGTATTGCAGCTCTCAACAGAATCCATAAACACCAGTATAGATCTGCATACGTCTTTTAATACCATCAACCGACGTAAAATAAGGTTGTTTAAGCCGTTTTTTCTCACCGCCTCACTAATAGACTCGGCCGTATATTCGGAGCCGTTAGAATTGAGTTTAAGGGCATCTCCATTGAAATCCCATGTCTCATATTTAAGAGGTGTCCAAAATCCTTGCCTTATCATCTCCTCCACCTGTATGACATGGATTAGGTTCTTGAAATATACCGGTCTCATTCTGGTTATGAAGTTAAGTTGAGAGTATGATACTTGTCCTATCGACATAGTTTTAAGTCTACATGGCGTGGCGGTAAACCCTATTACCTTGCTAGGCTTTAATTCGTTCATGAATTTCATGAACTCACTGTCTTCCTCTGGGCTGTATCCGGCATGAGCCTCATCTATCAATACGTTCCTGATCCCCATCTCCTTAAGCTGACCAATAACTTTCTTGACAGATCCTAACGTGGCGTATATCATGTTAGATAGTTCTTTCTTGCCACAGGAGGCGGAGTAGATGGTAGCCGGTATGCCATATGATGTAAGCTTATCATAATTCTGCTGTAGCAATTCTTTTGATGGTTGCAAGACCAGTGTCTTATCTCCCATCAATCTGACCGCTTCCGCTATCAACAAGGATTTCCCGCAACCTACTGGGCCTATAACCAATACCGGATCATTCCTATCGGAATTTATATAACTTGAAATGCTTTTGACGCATTCCTCTTGATATGATCTTAATTTATATGCCATCTTGATATGTGTTTATTCATGAGCCAGACTTTTGTTAAACTCCTCGATCTTGTCCCTATCCGTCTCATTAACCATCTCTGCCTCCTTACTGAACACGTCATACCCCTCACGGATATTATCCCCTACCATATTCTCTATCATCTCTCTCATTTCATCGCTCCTTACGGCGAAGGATATCTGGAACGATTTACTTGTGCATTTCATCAGGTAATCAATCTCCTTCTTACATTCTGCCATTAACCGATCCAGATTATCGAACTTAACGAACTTGGAGTTGCCATTGGCTTTTCTTACCCCATCCTTGAAATCCTCCAATATCCCGTTAAATACATCCGCCATACACATCATGGAATGTAGCCATACCAGCATATTGAATTTATATTCATTATCAGCGTTATTCATCAAACTCACCAAAGACTCGCTTTTTGTCAACATGATCTTCGATTCCCGGTCTACGATATCCTTTATCTCCTGCCGGCATTTCATGGCACCAACGAAATCCATTTTAGAATAACATTCATTTGATTTCTCTACCAATTTCCTAATATCCTTTCTAGACATCAGAAGATCCAATACCTGTTTTTCTCTTTCGTTTTTATCCATAATCATTTATTTATTGACACAAATATAATTAAAGCCTAGATATTTACCTAGGCTTTTTAATAAAGTTAATCTTTTTTATTCTTTCTTTTTGACTCATCCCAATCCGATGAATACCTACATGTGTTTTGTTTGTGGATTGAGAAATCGCACCAAAAACACAAGGGCTTGGGGCGGGGTTCAAGGCAGGCCGGCTGGCGTCCCATGAGGTAGCGCTTCTCGTACTTATACCCCTGTTTGGCGTCGTCCCAAACGTGAGCTTGATAGCTATCTATTTTATTTGTCTCGAAATCATACATGTCAAGGAGAATATCGTTAAGCTCCTTGACCGATCTCTCTACTTTCTCCTTATCTACCTTCACGTTCTGATTGTCCAGCATGCGGGTAAAGAAATAGCTGCACATATCCGGCAATACCTTGTACTTTCTCAGTATGTAGAAGGCGTATATCGGATGCTGGAGATTGTGAAGCAGCTTATCCTCATCGAATAACTTTCTCCCGGACTTCCAGTCTATCGTATACATGGCTATCCTGTCCTTTGTCTTATACTCTCCACGCCAGTCCACCGATCCTATGATATGTACCTTATCGTACGTCACGCCATCCAAAGTAAGGGGCTTGGGTAGCTTATAGGGCAGGACGAAGCCCTCCTCCACGCCGGCCGGTCTCGACCCCCGGATCACCTTCTCCATTGGCGTAAGATCCGACCACATTTTCTTATAGTTGCCAGCAGCATCCTTCTCAAACAACCCCACAATCCATCTTATTAACCTAGCCGCATGTTGCATGGACTCGATCTGAGATTTTACGCTATCAAAAGGTATCTTCTCTATATCGGCGTAATAGTTAAATGCCTTACTCATGTCCTCATAAGAAGGTCTGCATCCGTTCTTGAAGAAATACTCCATCGTCTGGTGGATAACCGTACCATATGACGTAGCCTCATGCTTCTCCGTGGATCTGTGACCCTCCACGTAAGTCTTATACCACTTATACGGACACTGAACAAACGTGTCTATCTGTGAGTAGGATGCGGCAAGCACCTTCTCACCGCCTATCGTCTTGCATAGCAAGTTATTCTCCGGAACGATCATAAAGCCTCTCCGTATTTATGTCACGCTCATATAAATCCATCGAAATATTCTGTAGGTTATGCAAATACCTTATCTGGATAAGCTCGCTCAGGTTATCCTCCATATCCCTAAGTCCGAGATAATACTCGTCGCCAAAAACCTCCATGGTCATCCCGTGTCCACGATATACGTCCCTATTCTTGTCACTCTTGAAACCGATAGCGTCAAGAAGGTTATCGTCTATCTCAATAGGCATGACATCATCTTCCCCTGAATACCATTTCATTATCCCATCATCAACCTCACGTTCAAGGATTAATGATCCACTTTCATTACGCATACCGGTAACGCACCCTACTCTCCATATATCACCAGCTTTGTCTTTTACAAGATTGCCCGGTCTTAACTCCTTAACTGAAATCATATTCTTCCTCCTCATGATCGTCATCACAATCATCGACAAGAGGGGTCTCTAGCCCCTCTTCCCAATCATCATATCCGAAATCCATTTATTTGTCTTTTAGATAATCATACAACATACCCATAAGCTCTCCTACCGTCAATTCGTGATAAGGCTTGACGTTAAGTGCCTCATCGGGTATACATTTACCCGTTTTCTTTTCCACTTCCATTATGACTTCTACAAAATCAAGGGAATCCATAGCCATATCCGTATCCAGCTTATCCTCGTTCATTATCTGAGCGGCATGATCAAGACCATTAAATTCACCCATCTTCTCGAATATCGCCTCCTTGACTACTTTTTCAACTTCTTTTCTTTCCATACTAAATCGACATTTTTAATCTTCTACCTAATTCTTTTTTTATATCCGATATCCTTTCGATATCCATCTTAACATCGCCTGTGATAGCGTATTCCTTATCCATTCTCTTTGGGGGATCCGGAAGCCGGCTTATGGCGAACAACCATGCCAGCTCCTTGTTCTTGTTCTCCCTAAGATACAAGTCAGACGTCATGCCATACATTTTTATGATCGTATCGAATAACGTTGATTCCGATAAACTCATATGCACGCTATACACATTTGATGGTTTCCAGATCAAATTATCCAATCTCATCGTATACTCACGTTTAAGATCTATGTGGGATATTACGGCTCTTACTATAGGTTCTTCCTTGAAGTTGGTATTAGCCACGAACCATACGAGCCGTTTCTCTACCTCCTTAATAGCCCCTGTATCCTTCCCCATATCGTTATATACCCCAACGATACGGTCCCGGATCCCCTCGACCTCCGGTGTCAGACCGGGTGTCTCTATCAGCATCAGCAGCGACCCTCCCCTTGGCGTTATCTTCCACTTCCCATTCTTCTGAAGCTCGATATAACCAGATGCTTTATAACTATCTATTTTCTCCTTTGGAATGACGCTAGCCATCTCCTCTTTCTGCCGGATCATCAAAAGATACCCGACATCAGACATCGTTAATCCTGATGTCATCATCTGTTCAAAATTTATATACATAAGCTAATGAGTTAAAATATTGACCTAATCTTTCTGGCTACCCTCTCGACTATATCGGGATGATCATTTCCGTTATATATATCTATTAGCGTATCTATTATATGTAACCTTATGTTTTTCTTTGATGAATTAAACCAAAAATCTCCATTTTTTCTGTTTACAGGTTTGAACATCTTCAGTTCTGGTATAAGATAACACGCCACACATGATCTTTCAGCAAGTGATAATTCAACCGCTGCCTTTTCTATTGCTCTGCACATAAATGTATAATTATCATTCTTTATTAGATCGTAAGCTCTTCTCAACACCCTAAGGGCGTCTGCTTTCGATAATCTCTTTCCCTTTTTCATATTGTTTTACTGTATAAGATTCATTAGCCATACCAACCCTACCAACTGATATAGATTGATTTATAGATTGGTTAAGATGCCCTACAACCGACATCTTAGCCCTAACCGTATTGGCGCATCTTAGAAGGATTCGATAATCCTCTAACGCCCTCTCGTATCTTACGTCCACCCTAGCCCTTTTATCGGCGTCAGTCATGCTCTTGCATGTCCCGTCCTCCCTCAAACTTATAGCTATCTTATCCCGTATGATCCTGATATCATCCTCGGCTATCACCAGCTCGGCGTCAAGAACGCCCTTGTAAGAGCTAAGAAGATCCTCTACCGCCACTACCTCCCGCTTCAAGTTCTCCAATTCCAATACCATTGAGTTATCGTTCATTCTTTTATACTCCTGTACTTTATTGGATACCTCATCACAGATGCTCATGATCTCCTTCTCCCTGTCCCGGTTTATGATATACCTGATACTGTATTCGGCCATTTCCTTTAATGAGGATATGATCTCTCGTATGCCCATCTTGTTTTCGGTGGAGAAATTGGCTTTTAATAACATCTCCATCCCTTTTATGATGACAAGCAAAAAATTTTTTCTCAATCTCATGCTTAATAAGGTGTTTCGTCATGTACTACATTGAAATCATCACTGGGCGGTATATATTGTTGCTCCAACGGGATACTGGGAGGCGGGGGCGGTAGCGTCACCACAGTCGTGTCCGGCTTGCCGCTACCCACTGGGGCGTCCGAGCCTCCCGGTCTTTCTTGGCGCACCACCCCTCCATCAGGATAATATCGCTCATATCCTTTCATGATATCTACATGTATAGCGTCAATCTCCTCCAATGATCTTTGACGAACCTTTACGATATGATGGAACAATAATCCATCCACACGGAAGGATCGTCTTGACTCGCTCTTGAAACGTTCCAGATTAGGATACCATCCTTGCGGAAATTGCATGTATGAGGAGTACCCGTATCTTTTCGGTATATTTAACGCTACCATAGCCGTACATAACTGTCCCAATGTATCTGATTGATAAAAATCAGATTGCTTTGGCATATGATCCTTTGGATCCCGCCGTCCTTCGATATCACGATTGAGTTGGGATATTATAAGAAAGAAAATATTAGGAAAAGTTCTTTTAGCGATATTACACATGGTTATCAACGAGTCGATATTTCTTTTGGCGTCTCCTGAACCTTGTACTAGAGCCGTATGATCTATAGACACGAATACCATTTTCTTATCCTTGTTTATTGGCATATACTCATTCCATAGAAAGTTTTGAAGCTCATCTACGGTTGATGGTTTAGGGATGTATGTTATTCTGCTAGAGTTCTCTTCCTTGAGGCATCTCTGCATTTCTTTTACCTCATCTTCTGACATCTCGTTAAGGAGTATATCTTGTATGTCTTTCCCCATTTTTTTTGATAGTGAACGTAACATCAAATCTTCTGGGTTCATCTCAAACTCACATCTTAACCATACATAATCATCTGCCTGTGGATTGATATTGACATTCATCACATTGCTCATGATCTTTTGCGCCAGATAAGATTTGCCAACTCCGGGCCTAGCGCCTATAGCCACCGCATGTTGTGGGTAGAACCCGCCCAGTAACGCCTTGTCAAGATAAGCGTATCCAGTACGAGCCGGGAGAAGCTCTCCCGACTGATACTTTCTTATCCTCTCATAGGCATCCATGATGATCTCCTTGGATGACCTCCATATCCTATCCTCACTCATCCTCTTGCGTTTCTATCGCCAGCCGTATCGGATTTAGATCCTCTGTTAGCTGATCTTGATTTATATCTTAATCCCTTAGCCGTATGGCATAGATCCTTCCCCTTCCGATAAGCCTTACCCTTTAGCTTATCGGTCTTGTAGTTCTTGCGACCCAACTCCCGTCTCTTGGCTTTCTGCTCAGGTCTGGCGTTGATCTTCTTATCCGTCTCAGCCTTCTTCTTTCTGGCTTCCGGATGTGTTCTGTAATATTCAGTCGATCTCCCCATCCTCGTCCTCCTCATCATAATTATAATCCTCTACGATAATATCCTCTCCATCTAAATATGAGGCTTTATCTCCGAGTCTGCTTCTCATGCTCTCGTAAGGATCATCCCCATCTTTTATTTCCCACACACATAAGTGCGGACCTATTATATCAATAAGCATGTTGGCCTTATCCTCGCTTATGCCTTTTTCTATCATCTTATCTCTGCATTTGTAAAAACCACATGTCTTGTTAAACACTGATCCTCCTACATAAAACCCTGTCTGTTTGTGAATGAAAATTACTTTCATGTTCTGTCAATTTTTATTAATAATTATTTTTTGTAATCACCGTAACTCATGTCAGCGTCACACACCACCAAGTCAGTTACCTTATCCACTACATGGAATAGATGCTCCGGACATCCGTGGCATGCGCTACCTCCTATCGCTATCGCCTTATGCCTAGGGCAGTTATTCCCCCTCCCTCCATCATATATCTGTATCCGATTATCACTATATGCCTTGATATGTCTCATGATTTTAAGTAATGATGGCAAAGACATCTTGTAAGGGGATATATGCTCCTCCGGTATCATAAGCTCACCGGATAATTCTTTGTAAAGATCATGTCTATCCTGTCCTGTTTTTATTAAGAATACGTTGATCTCGGTCATTACCATATCCATAGACCTAAGGAGATCCGGCTTGGCTAACCTACCTACAGGTTTACCCGTAGAATCGGATCTCATCCAAGCCCCACACTTCTCGCACCCAACTTGCTTTCCCTCCACCGTATTTATCATAGTGGATGGGGCCTTGCAATACGGGCATACGGATCCGTTTAACATAGCTTTCTGGGCTAAAGATAGCTCTCTCATGCCTTTTCTTGTATTTTGACATTAAATAGATCACAGAATCTATTAAAATTCCTGTTCTCTATTCTCATATCCTCCTCATACCTGTCAACTGATTTGATGAAATCATTATAACAGTCCTCGCACATCCATTGATTGATTACTGCTACATAATAGCCCACGGATGTAGGTCTGTTACACATATCGCAAATACCTAAGCACCCATATCTGGTGAGCTTATCCATCATCTCCTGTCTTGTTATTTCAAGCACCTTGAATTTCTTGTAATTGTCAACTACCTTTGCCATTGTAAATTTGTTTAATAATAAAATAATCCGCTATATCCATTCCCTCATTTATATTGGGTTTTGATTCTAGAAAATTACTTATCTCTATATTCATCCCCCTCATATCCTTGTCTACCTTCTTTCTCCATTCGTTGAAAGCGTCGCCCTTATCCGGGTACAGGACTATCCGCCTCCTACCCAATGTCTCTATCATCTCCCTCTTCAACATATGGATACCGCCACAGGCCATAAACAACCTACTAGGGTACACAATATTGCAGATAACAGCCGTCTTCTCTGACTCTACTATATACACCGGAGCGTCATTGGGATAGAAGTTGATAAGAAACTCCCCGAACAGGCATTGCCTAAGCAGGTAATCTTGACCGTCCAGTATATGCACCCAACATACGTGATCCATGGGAACCTTTACCCTCTTCCCGTCAGGCCCGTAGTCCATTATCTTTCCGGTCCGCACTACCCAATTCTTATCCAGTTGCCAGAACACACAGCACTTACCCCAGTCCCCGAATCTCATCATCCCCACCTTATACAAGCTAAAAGCCCTATTGGTATGATACGATCCGAAGATATTGGATAGATAATCCTGAAGATCGGATGTCTCGAAAGGATTAAGCGTCTCAAACATCTTGCTTACCGGAATGCAGTTGGCTATATCCGGATCCATAGGAGGTCTGTACCTCCTTAATACTTTGTTTGAATCGGTAAAAAGATCATTGTTCCCAAGTTCGCTCCCTGTTGGATATTTAAAGTAACCACATTTATTTTTATGATCACACACCCCAAACTGCTCTCCAACGATCTGACCGGTGGTTACGTCCACGTACGGCGTAAAACACTTATCCTTGCCGCATTGCGGGCACGTCAGCTTCCTCCTTGGTTTGCTATGATCCAGCTCATACCGATGAACGCTCTTATTGAACTCCCTAAATTCCATCACCCTCTCCTCTCATTCATGACTCTATATATATAGTCCCTCAGCGGCTCTTTCCTTACCAACTTATTAACATCAAACTCGCCTTCTATATCTAAGGATCCGATTCTTGATGTAACCGTATAATTAGTTTTCTCGAACTTATACTTTCCTTGAAGATATACTACGGTAGCCATATTCAATATAGGGTTGTCAGTCTGTCTCTTCAACTTATATTGGCTGGTCTTTGCGGTAGGATCACCCGGAGCGAAGTTATATATCTCCTCTATCTCCAATATCTTTCCATAGTTCTCTAATATCATTCTTCTATATAACTCAAGTTGGAAAGCATACTCGTCATAGAAATTGCCTTTCCTGTTTGATTTGAAGTCCAATATAGCGAATATCCTCCTGCATCTCTTTATCTTCTTTTTCTCCGTCTTAGGCTGACCTTTCTTGGCTCCCGTCTTATAGAACTCTCCTGTCTCGACCTCTATCTCCACCATCTCCGGCTCGCCATCCATCTCCACCACTGCGTCCACCGAAGAAGCTACTTTCAATCTCCTTGACCTCAACATCTTTTCGATCAATACAGGTTTTACATGTCTTTCCTTGCAGAATATGGCAAATGATATCAGATCCTCTATCAGTTCATCAATGTTATCCACTAATATCCGCTCCATCCTATACTTGTCTATTCTTAGCTTGGCTTCCTTGACCACCTTCCTGATCCATGTCGGGATCAGCTTTATGTTAACCCCGGTCAGATACAACCCAAATAGATAATGCATGATAGTACCTAAGTCAGCCCTATAGTTAGCGTAATCATCAGGGTCCTTGCCCTTGAGTCTCATCTCATTCTTCCATTTCTCCAAGGCTCCGGACGTATCACAATACCCATTGGCGATATTGCTAGTGGCTCCATCGTATATGATAGGATACCCATCAACATCCATCTCATAATACACACGTTTGCCGGCTACAGTCATTCTATATAACACAGGTGTCGGGATATCCTTTATCCATTCAGCGGCATAATACTGTTGCTCTGTCTCCAGGTCATACTCAACCTCCATCTCCTCCTTAGGCTCGTTTTTAGGCTCTTCAACAGGCTTTTCCTCCTCAACCATATCTTTCTTTGGTATCGTTGACAAAACGTCTAATATGCCAAAGAAAGCGGTAAATTTAGGATCTGTATGATATGATCTTAATATTGGTAATGATGATCGCCAATAATATGATGGCGCATTCTCGTCCATTGGCTTATTATGAACAAACTCTATTACAATGCCATCATCCGTGATAACCACACGATGTTTTTTGGATAAACGGACTCTCATATCATCAAACGATTCTTGATCGCTTATGACTTCCATATCCATTCCTTTCTTATATATCGTATCACTTATAGCCTCGTATCCAAGAGCTAGAAGTAATTTTTGTTTTCTTCTATCCATAATAATAATCTGGTTTTTAATTTACCATCCTCCTCGACTCTAGGTGCGAGATCCCTCATCCTTCTGGCTGCCAACAGCCATACGTTGCCAAACTCGTCCAAGAGCCGGCTGAAATCCATCGTATCTAATAGATAATCGAATCTTGTATGCTCATCAGCCGTCAAGTAGATAATGTTATCATTATCCTCAGCAACTGATTTATATTTCCGTTTAGGGTATAAGTGGCATATGTTGCTTACCCCCGGGCATGGTATGTATGCGCCGGTAGCAGATCTCCTTGTCATACTCAATCTAGCCACATGGGCGCCAAAGAAAACGGCTAGGCTCTTCCCCTTTGGCTTGGCCTTCACCCGTATCGCCGCCCTTTCCTTTGGCGGTAGCTCCTTGGCTCTGCATGCGGGACACAACCCCTTACTCCTTATGGCTACCATCCTCCCACACCTCTCACATGGCAACATTCTACCCTTCATGCTTTTTTCTTTTTATAGATTTTATTGAACTCCATGAGACTCATAGCCCTATATTTCTTAAGCCTATTAATCTTACCCTCAGTCCAATCCTGATCCTTGAAGTTGATGATCGTATCGAATATCTGAGCCAGCTCCCGGATATTAAAGTTCCTGTTCTGTATTTTTTTATAAAACCCTGACCTACTATACCCTAACTTGGAAGCCAGATAAGTCTTATTAGATAATGTGAGGATACGATAAATCGTACCCTCCATTTTACTTATCTCCATCAACTTCTCGGCTATGGATGATGTGGTTTCATAGCTAGCTTTACCGCTTACTATTCTCATTTTTCTCCGGATTCCTGATCTTACCATCAAACTCATAGAAGTCCATCAGCTTCTTCTCCTCCTTGACACAAGTGACGATGAAGTCCGATATAGTACCTTTCATACCTTCCTCGAAATTTTTCTTGGCATGATCAATATCGTTTGCCTGTACTATGTAATTAAACGCCTTACGTTTCTCAACGTCCGATTTCTCGTCCGTCGTAACATAATCAGCCGTGACCTTATAGAACCGGTCTCCATCCATGGCAAACAATTCCGCTATCCGGAACCTCTTGATATCCACGCTAAACTCACCGGAGATAAATGGTCTCATCTCCTCTATGATCCTAGCCTCACATTCGGTATAAGAAAGGGCATCTACTAAATACTCTTCCTTTACCTTCTTCTTCATGCCGTTCTCGGCATCGGTCTCATAAGAAACCGTACATTTAAACCAATTGTGCATTTTAATCTATATTATTGTTAAACAAAGGATAATCTTTTATTCCTTCACGAATATATCTTTCCGTATCATCATCCACGCCATAAGCCTTCTTGAAAAATATCATAGCCTTATCCGTATCATTATCCACCAGTGGTAGATATTCCCTTACAAAAAGCGACCTAAGATAGTTCATATTATCAATCCTATGTCTTATATCGGCTACTTTATCCCATATCTCGGCTCGAATCTTACTCATTTTCTTCATATTTCTCTCATATCTCTCCAGCTGGTCTTTATATTCCGCCTCAATCTTATCGTTCTTATCCTTGATAGACTTATAGGTCTCCTCGTCTTTCGTATCAAACATCGGAGTATGTTTGATATTAATTATATCCAATTTTCTGTCTAGCTTTTCATTGGATACGGTGAAATCATATCTAGTCCTGTATAGATCAAATTCACTTAATAACTTAGCTATTTTAATAGCATCATTCTGATCAAGAACGGCTATATTCAAGCCCTCCAAATAGTAGAAGAAATGAGATGGAGAAATAGATTTATAGCCATACGTCTTCATGACTGGAGGCTCATCCATAAACCTGACACCTTCCTCCGCACATCTTATCGCGATCAATTTCTCTACCTGCTCATCAGTAAGATCATATATCTCCTGATCGGTCATCTTATCAATTGTCTTCATCATCCTCATCCTCCGACATCGTTATAGCCTTTGTAAACTTTTGTTTATAGACCTCACTCATAAGACAAGCAAAAGTCTTATCATCCATACTAGCCATAGCATTGGCCTCTACCCTCAGATCCATCTCGATGTTCTTTACCCAGATTTCATAGTTATCATCATCTTCTTTATAGAAGACAACTTTACCACCATACTTGAAACCATCATCATCGATCTTAACCATATCGATGATCTTCTCCAATTCCTTTACAAACTCACTCTTTTTCATATATGTAATTTTTATGTGTCTACAAAAGTAGACATTTTGTTTTTGAATTAAATTAAATAAACATTATTAATAGTTAATATCATCCTTTCTCCTATCATTCATGTTTATTCCTTCATAAACTCAACATAACATTTATCCACTCTGGTTATTGTTCGATAATCATCGGTACGGATACTATATCCTTTATAGCTTTTGACTATAGTACATATTTCTCCTTTTTCTATAACCGTACCACCCTTGCTTTTTAAAGGGCAAAGGGTTTTTACTTTCACTCCTATTATCTTTCTCAATGCTATTATCCTCCATATATCTTAAGCCCTTTTATATTGTATTTGCTTATATCCATACACAAATTACACCCTCCATGACAACAACACCACGAGCAAAAGGCTAGTCGCTCCTGCTCCGGCCTACCTTGAAACTCCACTGCCGCCCTATACCATGCCGGGGATAATACCCTGACCTTCTCCGGTACGGGCGGCGTCATGAGCATCGATCGCCGCCTTCCTTTGGCATCCTCCCTACCTCTCATCTGGATTATCTTTTAACAGTTCAGCTATCTTCTCATCCTTCAACATATTTTGCTTTCTCATGTTATCTACGATAAAGGCAGCGAACGCCATATCATACCTTTTCCTTAACTCATTGACAAAAGATTTGGCTTTTGATTCTACCATTGTCTCGATGTTTCTGTCTACAACTTTCTTCATCCTGCCTCTTATAAACTCGTCTACTGTCAACTCCTCATCCATATAATCTAACCTGAACCTATATTTCTTCTCGCTGGCGTTCTCGACAAGATCGTTCATTGATTCTCTCGCTATATCCTCAATCTTCTCTGATATCGGATTGGATATTTCTCTCATCAACTCATTCTTGAACTTTTCTTTAAGTTCATGTATTATAGCTAACCTGACCGAGCTGGTAAACTCCTCTTTCAACGTCGCTTCATTGTACATAGCTTCCTCGAATACATCTTCCAAATTTAATTCTACTTGAATTTTCATATCATTATATTTTAATAAATTATAAATTTTTTAGGCATATAATTATCATGTATTATTTCCCCTCATCTTTTAATATTAATTTCTTCCCGATCTTTTTAATTTTTGTCGGTCTTGATAATCGATAGTCTCTTTCTATCGGTCTATTAAGTACATCATCCTTGTGCCCCTTGTATCCTTTCTCGTAAGCACTAACCCTTGCGCAAAACTCAACCACATCGCCTGGCGATAAATCAGCACCACTAAATCCTTTTGTTAAATCGAACCACAAATGATCTGATACTATTTTGCTATCAAGTGTCACATCTTGTAAAAGCATCGTTTTTACAGGTCCAATGTATCCATTCCTAAATCCAAATCTAACAAAGGTTGCTGTAAACACATGGCGTCCTTTTGATCCTATTGTTCTCAACTCTTCTCTCATCTCCTTTCTTATTTTTTTATTCATAAAACCAGTAATTTTCTTCAAATACCCTTTTGTCATCTCAATAAAGTTCACGCAATCCAGCTTGCTCAACTTGTAAATCAAAGCCGGGTTATGAATTACGGCTATAATTTGTGTTTGCGGTTTATGAAATGACAATACTTTGTACAGATCCATGATATTGTCAATATCTAAATTCCTGTCCGGCTCATCCATAATGATTGTATACTCAAAATCCTTCTCCATTAATACCACATGATTGTCTTTGTAGTATTTTAAAAGATTGTCGATCCTGTTTGCCCAGAACTCATTTGACTTTTTCTTAAATTCCATAAGTTTCTGTATCGGAAACGCATACTCATCTTGGTTAAACACAAAATCAAAAAGCGAGTTCATGGCATGAAGGTTCTTCTCCCCAGAGGACCTAGATGCTCCATTCATATACAAACTTAAATTATTGATATTATCCAATATATCATCCTTTCTCATTTCAGTTTGCTGTAGGAGATGGAATACCTTCCCGATATAATCCGACTTAATACTGATCCCGTCAAGCACCTTGTCATCATCAAATATATCCGGGAAATACAATGCTTCTGACGGTAATTCAGAACACATCTTTTTCTCGCACAACATGTACTTCGATATCATATTCAGGAGGGTTGATTTCCCGCTCCCGTTCTTGCCTACAATCACATTCACGCCGGGCTTGAATATAAACTCAGAGCCATTTTTGAACGCTTTTATCTTTTGGATATATTTAAATGGAGTCTTCTTGTTGTCGTCTATCCTTATAGAAGTTATCATCTTATATGATTTTGTGTTGAATTATTTAAGCCTTTCATTAATTGCCAAATCAAATATCTTATCAAGACATTTCCTCATCTCCGCCGCCCCGATGATCGCCTTTCGATTCCCGAACGAGAGCCACGAAGTAATGAACCCACTGACCTCCGCGTCCCGCCCGGAATACCGCCTTGGGAACTGGACGGGATCGCTGGCAATAAAGTCGGCGGTTTCGTATTTGTCCGCCATGCATTTCGGCATGTCTACAAATTTGTCATTCATTGTTTATCCCTTCATTTGTTCGCATGCCAATCTTTCAAGTTCCGGTGTAACGTTGGTATTCATTATGCCTTTCAAGCAAGGGCATTGTCGCCAGACTATATCATAAATCTTTGACAATTCAATCAAAGCCTCATTGTTTGATTCAACTGTCATAATCCAATTGTCCGGCGATATCTCTATCTCCCTGCATGGTATTTCTTTCTTGCCTTTTGGCATATATCCGTTCTGATAGTCTTTTACATTACATCTACCAAAATATCTTCCAGTGAGTATTCCGTTTTCGTCCGTCTCAAACAACCCTCCTATCCATCCTATCTTATGGATGTTCTCCGTCCACGTTCGAGTGGCGAATAAAAACTTTTTTACAGGAACTTTTGAAAATGCATCAACATCATGGATACTCCCGTCCGGCTCTTTGAATATCGATGATTTTCTTTTATTCTGGCAACTCCCGTCTAAGCCTATTTTTCCCCATTCGCCATCGTCAAATCTCAAAGGAGAGATTATATCAAAACTGCAAAGTTTCTTGACGAGATTGATTTCAAATGGTGCCGAGAATCCGCTGTTACCATGAGAAGAGAACAGCGCGACAGCTTCTATTACCTGTTCGCGCATCCATTTGTCAGGACCGTCCTCTTCTTTGCTATATCCGGCTAATTCCAATTCTCTTATCGCATGTTTACATAAATTACTGTTTGCGATAATATACCGAAGAGCCTTCTTGTTGATAAGGCTCTTCTTGCTCATTTTCTTTACAATTCTTCTACTCTTTTTCATGTTTAATGTTATTTAATGTTTTAATCACCAATCTCCTCTATCATTCGTATTGTGCCATGACCATCTGTTTCGCGAAATCTTTGTACGCCACTATTTTTCGCAGGTTTGCTCGCATTCGTATTTCCCCGATACCGCCGACCGGAGACAAGGCGCCTGTATTAACACCTCTTCCCATGTTTATTCCTCCTTGTTATATAATTGCTTGTTTTTATATTCCAACATCCTTCCCATCCTCTTTAACCCAATTAACTGTATCGCAATACCAACAATACCCTGTCTTGGAATCCTTTTTATGAGAATGGGATCCACATGTGGCGCACCAATAATTATCATCCATATTGTATGTATAACTTTCATCCTCATGCATTTTGGCTATTCTAGCTACCCTATCCTCCAGCAGATCCTTTAGATAATGGCATTCGTAAGGTCTATCCTCTTCCTTTAATATATAAATATCGATATCCATCATGCTCCCCATCCTGTCCGTACACATACACTCGGCGGCATGGCGCACGTTCCCTTCCGGCATCCCCGGAACTATCTCCCGGATCACCGCCTCCATCTTCTCTTGGTATTCGGTGTCTACCTTGACCACCAAATCCTCTAATTTATCTATTAAACTCATGATCTTTTTACTTCTTTGTATATGACATCTGTATTGTCTTCCCTATCTATATTGCAACAACAAGAATACATGCAGTAATAACCCCTGTTATTAAATACACATCCATCACAACTGCTATCATCAATCTCTATTACCTCCAATTCTATTTTCTCCATGCCGGTATTATATTTAAATATACTACCTATCTTATGATATCCTATATCCTTCAAATACCTTATATGATTATTTTCGTTAAATAATCGGTTGATAAATACATCCATTTTATCGTTTAGACCATTTTTATCTAATAACCCCTCGCACTCATTTTTATTAAATCCAAAGGATATCATAAAATATTTTGCCATATCAAACCTTTCCAGTTCCACCAATTTTTGTATGCATAGCCATATTCCTTGTCTTATGCCTTCTTCTTTGGCTTCTTGCACTCTATCTCCCATATTATTTTGTATTAATTAAGTAACAATATTTCTCTTCGCTCTATTTTGATCATTGATGGATTATCGTCATGATCATACCAATATAGATACCATATACCTCCTCTATTGGCCTTCCACATCTTCCCTTCATATTCCCCCGATGGGATCGTTACTGAATATTCTCTAAGACCCTCAAAGGTTTGTTTGGTCATTAAAGCGTATTCCTCATCAATTTCTATGTATCTCCTATGGGGCTGTTTCCATAACATCCCACGTTTGTCTGTTATCTTAGGTATTATATTCTCTCCATTCATGATGCTTTGTAAATTATGTATTAACTATTGTATATCTAACACTCTCCCCATCTTCCCTTTCGCATCCCAAGCAACCTGATTTTACGCAATCATATATATAATTTTCAAAAGCGCATCCCGAACATCTATCACACTTATCTACTCTTAATGTCATTTCAGACATACCAACTTTATAGTTAAAGACTTCCCCTATTTTATGATACTTAATATTTATACATATAGTATCGTTTTCACTTATAGTACTGCCTTCACTTATCATATTCTCACGTCCAAACATATTGTCAATAAACTTAATCATCTCATCATTGAATGATTCGCTTTCTTCTTGCAGCTTCCTACATTCATCCTCGGTCAATCCACAAGAAGATGTCAGCTCCTCCGCGGCTTGCGTCCATCGCCCGTCGTGGGCTAGCTCCTGAACCGCCAGCCATATCCCTTGATTCATGCCCTCCATTCTTGCCTTATCTAAAATATCCTCATCTTTCATATCCTCAATCATTTATATTCTTGTTTCTTATAATAATCTCTATATCGTTTAACATCTTATCTTTTAATACTTTCTCTACCATTCTTGGAATGACATTAAAATCTTTATTTTTAAGCTCATTATCTACCATAAACTTAATCATCTGCTCTATATTATTATCATTCCCGTAAGTATTACATATACACTCCTCAACATATTTTCTTATATCAGATCTAATTGCATTGATTATATCTTCCTTCGTAAGCCCAAGCTCATTATGGATATAATTCTTTATCGCTTTATATCCCTTACTTCTGCTCATAATCAATCTCCTTTCTCTTAAATTCACCTATGTTTAATATCCCTCTATCTCCTTCAAGTGCTAAAGAGATCGGAGGTATTGGCATATATAATTTAACTACCCCGTCATCGTAAAATGGATGCGGATATTTATGATACTTGGCAAATTTGCCCCAGCCTTTAAAGAAGTAAGCCATGGAAATACTTTCTCCATCAGTGACAAGATAATAATCATCTACATCCGGTAGCCCATCGCTTACTTTTATCCACGGTGATTGCTTTGACCGCCATTCGGCACCGGATTTAAAACCAGAAGCAATCATCTCTTTAATGGCAGAAATGCCGTTCGGTACTCCATTTGTTCCAAACGAACTAATAACCGATCCTGCGTATTCAATCGCTACTTCTACTGTCTGTTTCATAATTCCCCTCTTGCTTTAAGTCTTTTGATTGCATCTTTTCTTGAGTATGCACAGATCTTTTGTCCTTTAATCGTGAATTCTTTCAACTCTCTAGAAGTCGATGGACGTCGATAATCAGGATTGAATCTCATCCCTTCATTTGACAATCTCTGATTAGAATAAATATTTTTATCGGCAGTCATCGTACTTTCCATAGCTAACATTGCTAATGTTTTGAGCATACTTCTTTTTAAACTCATTTGATTTCTATATTTTTAAATGTTATTAAATCTTTTCTTTTTTTGATCTTGAAGAAGTTCACATTTTTGATCTTACTACATTCTATGAACCTTTCTAAACCTTATTTATTGTTTTGAGATTGTTTACCTTTCTCAAAACAATTTCTTATCTTTCAATCTTCTTTTGCTTAGATCCCCTTTATATATTATAAGGTGATTGAGTCTCTTGATAGACATAACCTGTTACCGGAGACTTTACCGCTGCGCAACTTGATAACAAGAATGCCGTACTGATAAATAAGAATGCTTTTTTCATTGTGTGTTTGTTTTTGCCCTCCCTGTCCCCTTCGTTCGGTGGTTTCTAAATAAAAGAAGCGTGGAGACTATTGGATGTTACCGTATTTGAGGCTCTGGACTGCCCACCACTCGATAACAAACAACAGCCCCACGCCGTAACCCTCCCGTTATCGAACTCCCAGACCAAAGGCCGGAGGCCGCATCGTGGACACGGCAACCATTCCATTGGATTCTCCGGCTCCTCATAAGCATCAATACACTTGTACTTATATCTCTCTACCATTATGATCAACCACTATAGAATTGATTTAATCCTTCGATCCCTCATCTCATTCTTATCCTTAAACATCATTATCCTATTAACAATTCCCTCCGATTCCATGTACGTCGAGAATCCATGTATTCTTAGATATTGGATTGCTGATAGTGATTTTTCTAATATTTCCTTATATTCTATATCTGTTTTAACTGCTTTCCCCATGATCTTTTCCCTCCATTTCTTCTAATATGATTTTAGCTAGATATACTATCTCACTTATCTGGTCGTAATAAACATCCACTCCCTCAATTTTCTCATTATCGTCATCATATCCATCGACCATCAAATTATCTTCCCCCGATAAATACACGGATGTTATAGATAAACAAATCAACCCGTTATCGGTAAAGATCCTTATTTCAGCCGGAAAATCATCTACATGGGTTCCGCTATCCATGTCAAGATCAAGTCTCCCTGTTCTCTTGATCAAATCAACCATAGCTCCATAAGCTACTACGTTCGCATTTAATAGCATTTTATTTAATGCATTTACTCTTTCTACGTCTTTCATAATCTCCAACCCCTTTGTATTACATTGTTATACGTTATCCTGATTTTCATGAAATGATCTTTAGTATAAGCAAAATACCCCAATAATGACAAGCATGATCATAAACCAGATGAATGCGCTTATAAGACATCCCTCACCAAGATTACCCATATCCCTAAAGAATAAGTAATTAAAAAATATTTTCATTCTATTCATAATAAACTTTATTTAATGCGTTTATTCTTTCTACGTTTTTCATATCCACCCCCTTTGTATTACATCGTTATACGTTATTCCGTTATCTTGAATTAGTTTCATAAACTGATCTTCGGTATAAGCCAGAGATTCCCCTCTGTTAGCCCTCTCTATATTCTCACTCATCATCCCTATAGCCTGTATTAAGGCTGCTGAGGAGTTGGCTATCAATTTAGCCGCTTCCATTATCCTATTATCGTCCATAATCATATTACTTTAACTTCCTCGTTCCACAAATGTCTTTCATATACCATGGTTATTCCTATCAAAATCCCGGTATCTTCTCCCCAATATTCAAGGGTATATAATTACCTTATTTATAATATTCATTATTCTCTATCTCCAAAACATCTGGGGACAAATAGTCTTGTAACTCCAATTTTCGTATTTGGACAAGACAATCCAGATGTTCAACATTCATTTCTTGCCTATCTTCGTCTACCCACATCAACGTGCCGTATCCATAACATTCTGGACACTGATCGGCTCCACATGGAAGAAGCATTTGCGCTCCACATTGAGTACATCTTACCCAGTCACCATGCCGTATTCCTTCGTATATTCTTGTTTTCATATTTATTGTTTATCATTTATAACATTTACTTCTTCGCTCCACAAACGTCTCTTATATATCGGAGTGATGCCAATCAGAATACCAATATCTTCTCCCCAATATTCAAGTATTTGATTCCTGAATTTGTGACGCAACTCTTGCGTCTTTCCCTTATTCCTATTATAAGGCGAGAAGTCAGATAATCTTACTGTCTTCATATTCTATTTAAACTTTGGTAATTATATACAACCTTGCACCACAAAGCATGAGCGGACGCCCCGCTTCCCCGACCGCCTTACCCATACACGCCGGCTCCACCGGTAACGCCGCCCATGACATCTTGGATGTCTCTCCCGTAAATCTGATAGTGATCGCCACAGCTCTCAAATGTTACTTGATAGCTGTTTAATCCCATCCTAATTGTCTCGCAATACCTTTCATCTCGCTATACGCGATCTTGTGACATCCAGCAACCAATATATCATTCTTATAGCTATTGATCTTCCATTTGTGACCGGTTGTATCCAATACCATATCGCGTTGGAATTTACTGCCATTATGGAAGAGCTTTATCAATTTCCAAAGTCTCTCAGCTTCAGCTCGTTCTATCTTGATATTCTTGCTAGTCTCAATTATGCCATTCTTAATGCGAAGCCATACGTTAGGCTGATCATCCTCCAAATAATAATGTAGATATAACTCCAGAATCTTGCCAGACTTCCACATCTCGATCTGTTCTTCAAATTTTTTCTTGCGATCTTCTTTTTCTTTTCTTCTTTTTTCAAAAATTAAAGCCTCTTTTTTCGCCTGACTGTCTTTCCATCTCTGACATCTGGCCACATACTCAGCCCACGTTCCTTCACCACAAATCTCATCTACTATCACATTGGTCGTTCCTAAAGTTTCTAACGCTTGATGATTTAGCAATACCTCAAACACACGCTTTAACTCATGGACATATTCACTTTTAATCTTATCCGATTCATAAGATAACTCATGTTTAGTTCCGATCCAGGTGTTTGCGCTCTTTTTAAGAAGACTCTTGGGAGTACCCATATTAAAGAACTCAATATAATCCATTAGACTTCTAAATACTCCCCAAACATCCCTATAAGACAGGCTTGTTCTAACCTTCTTGTATTTCTCGATAACCTCTTTGATAAGCTCCAATCGACTAGTGATAAAAGCCATGCTGCCATCATCAGACATATTATATCCAACAGAAAATACCTTTGAGCCAGTTGGTATTGCACTACGAACACAATGTTGATGTTTACAGGTGGAAGAAGAATAATACTTATCGTTAAGCAAATACGCCTTTTCACCACACTTATTTCTTACGATTCTTCCAACCTCAAAATGATAACCATAAGAATAAATACTTCTACCTTCAAAGAAAAAATTACTACCTCTTGCGGATTCTTTCTTTTCGTTTGCCCATAAGTGAGCGACCATAGAGTTGTTCATATCAATATTTTTTTGTTATACAATTACAAATTAATAATACGATATACGTTCATTACATCCGACATCTTGAATTTATCAACATCCGTATTCTTAACATCATATGTATATGAGTCAAATAAATTACTTACCGCGTTCAACCAATCATCATCTGTCGGTTCTTCTACCTCATCCATACAATCATACACATCCCAGTAATTCATGAGGATACCGTTGTACGCTATTTTCGGATCAGCGTATTCTCCTCTTGACATAAAGCAGATGTTTTTGCCGGCCTCGTTGCCGGCAACTATCTTTTTGTAATCTTCTATAATCTTATTCATTTTTCTGATAATGATTATGTGTAGACTAAAAATTACTTTAACTCAAATTTAATTCCTTCCGGGAGTTGGGAGCGATCCACGTTATTCACGAAATCATCAAACTCTTCCTTAGTTATTTTCTCTCCATAATCCACCCAGTTGAAACGTAATGTATTATTGTGATTATAATATATTACATTATCAACATTCAATCCATAGTCAAGTACACAGAGCATTACCTTCTTCCCGACTTCCGCCTTTCTGATTTCTTTGTCATATTGCTCACAAATCTTGGCACGCTTTTCCGCCATCTTTGCCTTATGAGCCTCTTCCCTACGTTTTTCTATATTTTCTGTGGAATAATACCCGGCTTCAATACGCTCTTCAATAAGAGATCGTTCCTCGTCTGTTAGTGTCAGGGTAAACCTTTCTTTTTCCGGCTTATATGGATTAACCCATTTCTTTCCACACAGGTTTTCAAGTTCCGCAATAAGCTCGTCTGATTCACGTTTCCATCTATCCACAATTCCCAAATTGAAAAGTAGATACTTGAAATACATTTTATCATCCACCGCCTCGGATAACTTGGAATATTCCTTATCTGATATACGCAAATATTCAATCACCACGGACTTATCGCTGTTCTTTGTATGATATATTCCATTTTCCACCGGATACATAGGAGCGCCATAATGATTACATACATGCATCGGTATGAATTTAGCCAATTCCGGACAATGTCTTATAATCTCATCGTGACAGCAACCGCACATATATTCTTTATATATCCCATATTCGTTTTTCCAACGAATGTCAGCGGTTATACTCCACTCACATATATTGTTATGACAATCATCACCTAACGATACCGTAGTCTTGATCTTATACTCTTCCCCGTTCTCGGTATAGTAATTCTCTTTTGAATAAACCAGTTTGCTCGCTGTTCTCATACTATTAAATTTAATCGTTATACTTATGAAAAATAAAATCGGCGCAACTTCCCGCTATATCATTAGCGTCATTGCACCGATAAAAGCCTTCTGTTTCCAAGTCCACATCTACGGGATACCCTTCTGCTTGTTCCAAGAAATTATTAATTTCCCTTTCTTCTTCATCCGATAAACCAGTATAATCACCATTTATCAGAGCACAAGCCCAATAAACTGGAAGCCTGTATCTTATTACCTCTATATTCATAATCTCATCAATTTACAAATTATCAATACTAAAAAAACTCCAACAATCTATTACAATAAACTCTCCTACTCCATATTCCACAAGTGACTTAAGTGATTCTATCCCATTACAGTAATAGAAAACATTATCATTATCATCATCATTGATGCTTAATGATAATTTTATTGTCGTTCTTTGATCATCCCCTGTGTCTTTCCATACGATCTGACATTCTACGTATTCAGGTTCTTTCCCATTCTTTTTAACGAACTCGAAAAACATAGAATCAATATCTTTCTTGACTCTATCTACATCCGTTATCACTACCTCTTCCTTGCAATCCCCACAATTAGCATGCATAAAAGATTCATCAAGATAATCTATTATTTTCCCGGTGTTTGGATTTACGATCGCTTCACAAGCAATATTTGTTCCGCCACACCTTGTACATATCACTTTCATGCTATTTCATTTAATGGTTCAACATACACATCCACATTCTCATAATAGAGTCGATCTTCATACTGATTATGATGAAGCTCCTCACATATCGCATCTTCATTATCAGCCCAATACTCGTACTCCTCATGCCATGACTTGAAGAAGTTATCATAACATTGTCTCATCAGATCCTCTAAAGAAAAATCCTCCGGATAAGTACACCATGCATTGTAATAATCAATTATAGGTTTCAGGAGATAATAATCATAACACATCCCTGTCAATGGGCAATTATCTCCATAGTCAAACATCACCCTACTATACTTGTGCCTGTATTTGTATTTCCCATCAATATATTTACCTGACGTGGAGAAATACTTGCCCTTGATAATATATGGCATAATATTGTTGTTGATATATCTGAACAGTAATTTACCGCATAGATTCTCAGGGAATATATCACGATGATAATCTGTAGGGTGTTCATAAATAGGATCCTTGTATTTAAACTCATAACTAAAATCATATCTCTCGTATCCAACTTCCCAATTATAAACCCTAGTATCTGTCATATCCTCAAAGGCTTTCATTGACTTTTTATAGTCTATGCCATAAGCATCCATACATTGCTCCATTACATTCCAGTGCTCACGCTCTATGATCCTTTCTTGTGAGTCTTTTGACAGCTCATCAAACTCATACAGTTTTAATACAATCTTTTTCATAATCCCTCCTTTTTTAATATAATTAGATCCCTAACGTCAATCGAATGACATACGTACCTCCTTATGTTCACGCTTAGGGATGATCGTGGCTATTCTCACGAACCACCACAATCCAGATTCAGATATCATTCATCCTTTATCTTTACGAATGGGTTTTCTACATAAAACTCCACTACATCCTTAGATTTTATAGATGTCACTATACCGGTGGTATCCACAAATCCATCTGTTTCATCCATTGTCAAATCTTCTATTTTATCTCCCGGCAGAAAACAAAGATTATAGTCTTGATCAATATACATAATCATCTTTAACCTAACCATGTCATCAATGATGCCTTTCATTCTCTCCACGACATCCAATTGATCATTACTAAGCATTAATCTACTTTTTGATGATTCCACTAACCTTATGTCTCCATTCCTGTCAACTACAGTTAAGTCATTGAATTTATACACATCTTCACGTGTTCTGTAATATGTTTCCTTACAATAAATTTTTCCTTTATCATCTATTTCAACATCAAAATATTCCAACTTATCCTTGACAGCTCTTCCGTTTTTGTATTTCCACACATCACCTATTGGAATGAACCCATATAATGACTCAAAAACATCATATATTGATAGTCTTGTCTTAGGAATGATCTCGCCCTTTTTAAAACATTCTTCGGACGAATAAAATGATTTCCCATCTAATGTCTTCTCAGTCCTACATCCTCCCCATGTTCCTACATATCTAACTACTCCATATGTAAAACTGATCAAGATCTTATCAATCTCAAACCACTTTAATCTTCCTGACATATCGTCAAAAAGATATCCACTCTCTAGATAAACCGATAAACATTCTCTAATTTCCATAACAATTTATTTTTTTTAATTAAACAACATCATTTGCCTTGATCACTATCCGTATCAATATTATGAACAAGCTCATATAGATCATAATCACTACACTCTGCTAAACATAAAGAGAAGACGTTCCTGTCGTTAATCAGGAAATAGCTATCTTCTAATATGAAGATAGATCTTCCTACCTCTAAAAAATAGTCCCATAACTCATTGCCTCTTTTATTGCCAAACACTTTCTGAAAAGTATGACGATCTGCCTTATTCTCGAATTTACGCATCCGTCTAATCCACTCATATCCGTGCCTCACTAAATCCAAGCCGCCGGCTTCATCGAAGCTCCCGTTTTTATCAATCCATTTATTTACATCTATCAACATACTCCCTTATAATATTACATTAAACAACTCGTTTAACCTATCTATCTCACTTAGGTATTCATCTTCTTTATCAAATCCAATTTGCGTCCCTCCCTCCAATCCAAAGGACAGGGTAAAGGATATGACCCAGCCCGATCCGTCCACGGCCTGCCCCTTGGGAACCCAAGACATCACCGCTTTCTTGGATATCCACCATCTCCCTATCTGAACGAAATCAGGATAGTTGTCCATTAAATACACCATCTGATTAGCCATCTTATTAACATCATCAAAAGGCACTATATGATACTTGTTTCTTATCCTGACCTTCAAGAAGGGGTTATCCATATTATATGCCGCAAATGCTGATATCACGGAACTAGGATATCTAACTCCTTTTATTATCACCCATTTCATATATCACCCCCTCTTTATATAACATAAATTCATTGGATAAAATTTATCCGCGCTCTCTTTCCCGTCTCCTCGAAAGTTAGCCAGCCCGCATGTCAGGATGCTCACAAGGTTATCCACCACCTCCAACTCGCTCGATTTGAACCACGCCAACTGGCTGTAAGTTTCACCTATCCATATTATACTCATTTCCCCGTCCCGACTGACCTCCTTCACCAGCCCTATATGGTTTTTAGTGTCCTTAATCACATTTAATTCGTCAATATTTGTAAGCCGAACAAAATCCATCGGCCGTATCACTTTATTCTCGTCCATGTCTTTATCCTCCTATATTCTTTTTATTCTCTCAATTTACGCTTAACCTCTTTAACATATTTAGTAGAATGTAGTCCCCTATGCAATCTTATAGCCCGATCTATATCCTTGTTCGGATTATGATGAGATTGATATATCTCGAACATTTCCCTAGCCTTGATAGGATTTGTTCTATCATCGTATCTATACCGCTTTTTCTCCCGTTTAAGACACAATATCCTATTAACCTCATCTACATACACCTTTTTCATCTGCCACCTCCCTAACGCCCCTGAAGTGGCGTTGTACGCCCGATCGTCATCCCTTGACTCCACGAAAGATAGGGCGGCCGCCAGCTTATCCCATACCCGTGCCTCGACCACTGCCGGCTTCGGGGCGAGGGGCATGCCTCCGTTCCCTTTTGGTGGTGTCAATATTATCATCGTCATCACAAGTAAGTATCTTATCACGTTCCCTTGTTTTTATAAAACTCCTCCCCGAATTTCACATTATCCACATAATCTTCCATACACTCATGAACAATTATATGAATATCCCCCTCCGTGTATGTTACCTCGGACATTAACCTCTCATTGGTCATCCACCAAGAATAACTATCAATATGCCGTATCTCAAATCCATGATCATGCAACGCATACATAACATTATATCTTAAATCCCTGTCCATCATCATACACTCGTACACGATATAGCCATTGATACTTTCATAAGACCTACCGAACGTATAAACGTACCTACCCATCAACTTATACAACTCCCTTGCCATAGGATTCGGGATCGCCTCATCCATATCAAAATCCCCATCTGGATCAATAACCCACTCTACATCCCGCTCATCAATACAAGCCCTAGGCATTCCTATTGTCCGTACATAAAGACGTGATCGGTGATCCTCGCTTAACACCGTCCCGATATACTTTTCCCCTTTGGCATATCCTATATTATGGTTGCCGGTTATATTAAATACAATTTCAGCTCCTATCTTAATTTCATCCATATTCAAGATGTTTGTATCATTTGTTATCTTTTTTATACAAAAAGAGGATATAATGGCATAATATTATGATATCAAGACACGAATGCGTTATCTATCATATTATCATACATATCCTCTATACAACGTCATTTATGGCATTATATCGTATATGATGCCGCAGGCCATAAATACATCTAATTAACCCTTTTTTAAGGGCTTATTGCCATTTAGGTAACTAGCTATGCCTAATATTTTCGAAATAAGGGCTTTTTTAGCCTTATACTCATCGTTTATCCCTATTATCGCATATCTGTATACCATCCCATCCTTCGACACCTCCACGCCCACGTATTTAGGCGCAACGGCATCCCTATGTAATACGATAAACGGGCTTTTGCCGTCTAGCTCATTTATCAACTGATTAAACTGTCGCCTTGTCATCTGATAGTGATATTATTTCCATGTTATAAATACGATCTCTTTTTACCCTTATCTTCTCGCACAGCTCATCGAAGCACCCATCTTCTTCTAACCTACCAACATAATATGATACATTCGATTTAGAGCTTCCTTGAAGATATATATTTCCTCCTATATTCCTTGAGAAAAAATTAGGCAAGACCATCTTTTGCCTCTTATCCTTATTATCCATGTAAGATATAACGACAACCCATAATTCTGGCTCCCGTTCTTTTACAGATAACATGAGATCAAGACTCGATTTACCATTAATATTCCTCCTGCCAGTTTCGTTATAACGAAGAATAATATAATCATTCGCGTTATCATCCTCAACCATCACGACTATAGGGCGATCTCCCTTCCCATTATCACATAATACTCTTGGCTCTTTCCCGTTGCGGAGATACACCTTATCGTAATCTCCGTTTTTGTATATCTCAAAATCAAATTCTATCACCATATTATTTTCTCCTATTGATGTATTGTTGCGTACGTCCTTCCTCTATTTTTTCGAAATAAAACTTATTCCCATATAACCGAGTGAAGCAGATGTTATACCCGAAATGTTCCGCGCGTCTGATCTGCGCGTAACCTCTACTGATGTCATTATTATCAATCAGCGTAACAAAACAATGTGATCCTACTTCTGTATTCAAAACCAGATTTTCCCAATCTTTTACCTCCATATCAAATCTCCTTAAATAATTTTTTGTTATGATTATCGCTATTATACCATTTATCAATATTATCGTACTGCTTTGGATAAACCCCATAAGACCTACACCACCTAGGTAACGGCCCGTTCAGCACGTCTAACGCCGTCTCAAGGTCAAACGTAGCTTCCTCCTTGACACGACATCCCGATCCACTTCCACGGCTCGGTATATAGGCTCTACTATATGCTACGCTCATCCCATATTCCCCACGACTCAGATACCCGATGTTAGGCGAATCAGGGAAGGCGTAATACAACATTATATAATCACCCTTACTCCAACTTCTATTATAAGTATCATCCTGCCACGCAAAAACCCTGCAACCGGCTTCTTTCAGTTCCGCTGCCGCTCTTTTTAAAACATTGTCCATATTATCTATATTTAATTAAGTTGTGCCAAGGCGCCGGGAACCGACCCCGGACCATATCCGCACACGTACGATCATGATATATCCTTCCGCCCCGCCAAGGTTTGGTTCAACATTAACAAACTTTCATATCCTCACACATCTTAAAAAAGACCTCTCTTATGATCTTCTTGTATAAGATGTATATCTCATCATCATCCTCATCAAACTCCACTCCCCATGAACGTAATAAATATCTAATATCACAATCCGCTATATGAATCCTGAATATAGACGGAACGCTCATTATGTAATCCTCAAAAGCCTTCTTAATTCCATCCCTTTTGATATGTTCTTTATACTCATTCTTGAACACACTAAGCATAAAAGACATATATTCCCTATCGTATTTAAACTGCTTACCATAATTATCTGTATCTATATGATCCAGTATATATATCTCTATAGCGTCTCTATCGTATTTTGACATACTCCTTCCTCCTCCTTTTGATATTTTATAACCTTTTTCTCCCCATACGCTTTCGCTAACTGGATAAGTTGACCGGTAAATACCTTGGTACGGTGTTTTACGATCTTATCCACCAACTCCGGGCATCTGGTTCTCCATCTATAATTAACCTCGCCCTTAGCTTTCTTCTTGTAATACCTGTAGAATGTTACGGCTACTACCACTTCTCCATTCTGCTCGAAAGCAACCAAATCGTAATTGTTGTAAACTATTTCATTCATGTTGTTGTTACCCATTTTATGTATCTAATCACTTCTTTAGGCAAAGACATTATATCCTTCACCCTTCTCCCTAAGTTGTACATACCTCCCTTATGAGGATAATAGTCCCCTACATACATCCCTATTCCTTGCGGATGCGACGGGTTTTCGTTACAAGTGAACATCGGATAAAATAAGATTCCTCTTGAATCTTTATTCCTGTCACTTACGCATACAATAGTATATCTATCAGCGACCTTCTCGCCGAAATCATATACCCTTACCTTTCTTTTTACCCCATCATTGTTCTCTATGATATTATTCATGATGTTATTTATATTAATTAATTTTCTTTCCATCAGCGGTATATGTGCCATACCATTCCCTATCCATATTTACCACCTCAATATGATGTATATGATAACAACCATTAGCTATTCTACCGCAATCGGCTATCACCATAGCTATATTCCTATACCCAGAATCAATGAAAACACGAGCCAACCTACACCCGTTAAATATAGATACCTTGATATCGTCTTTCTCTTTTATAATCCTTCTCATATCATATCCTCCTATCAAACTAATCTATCCTTTTACCATAATTAGTATATGACCCACACCATCCACGAGCCTCATTCGACACCCTAATATGATCAATGGGCTTATCCCCGACCATATTATTGGCGTACGATATTACATCCGACATACTTCTGAATCCGGAATCCTTAATGGATTTTATAAGCGTCCTATCATACCCGAATACCAATATCTTCACAATATCTCTTTCTTTCACAGTCCTTCTCGCTCTCATAATATTCTAGCCATAAAATAAACAAACATAAAATCCACCTTATCATAATCCACCCTATGACCGGTTATCTCGAATATAACCCTACGCTTTTCTATAGTCTGTATATTATCTAACTGAATAGCTATGTAAGGATATTTCATAACTTTCTCTCTATTGATATTATTCAAAATAGCGTTGACATCTTGTCTGCGAAAATACATATTTACCCCTATGTATGTGGCAACCAAAAGACATTCGTCTATTATCCCATCAGTATCGAATAACAATAACATATCATCCTTCTCGACAGTATATTCCATATCAAGAATCTTGATACGTTTGCTTCCGTCCTTCTTATCAGCTATAAGAATCTCTATTATATCCTTATCGGTCGTAAGGATATAATACGCCTCATCCTTTGTAATATTATCACGAAGGTAAGATAGCGCTTCATCCTGTAATCTTAGTAGTTCTATTTCGTCCATATTTATTTCTATTGTTTCCAAGGGAAAAGGGACGGCGCTGGCGACAAGGCCTGTCCAGCCTCCCCACAGCCGCCCGCATTCCCCTTGGTATCATTAACCACCTCAAATAATCTCATAATCGAATTTCACATTAACACTCTCATCAATGCTCAATTCTTTCTCCATCCCAAATACAATCTCCCTTACCGTATCAAAACCCAATAATTGATCTTCGGGATTATTCACAAACTCTCTCCGGTTATTCTTTCTAGGTTTTCGAGATGTAAGAATATATTCCGAACAACAGCCTCCCTCAAATGTCCTTACCCTAGAATACCATATATCACCAGTTCCGTACTCAACACATATATTCATGTTTATGATAGTATTATTCCACGCTTTTTCCGGGAAATGCTTGAATATCCTGCCAACCCATTCAGTGTCAATACTTATATACGGGGAATCCAGATCCGACGTACCTATGGCATCCGCATATAGGATAATCTCTTTCTTACCCTTAAATATTAAGGCTTTTACATTAATTCCCCTTTCCATTGATAGCCTCTAATTCTATATTATACATGTCAATCAGTTATTAAATGATTACATACTAACTCAGCCTCTATTCTATTGGTATATAATTTATATCCTTCTAAAGTGTCACGATCGCCTTTCAACCAGACACCAACCACATGATAATTTCCGTAGTAGTTATTCCCAGCTATATACCAGTATCTAGTATAGCCACAACACGACATATATCTATCGTATATGTCGTCAAAACGATTCACCTCCCGTTTCAATTTGTCATAATCAGGATTCAATACATCCATCGACATAAGAGCCTGATGCAATGACATCTTTTTATTTAAAAGTTCTTTTTGCAATTTTCTCATATCTTCATTTTTTAAGCTCGTCCCACGAGACAGGACGGCGCATGACCAGCGAAGGTATCGCCACGCAGATCAGCCGCCCGTTCCCCTTGGTATTATTCTGCCACCTCTAATTTCCCGTAATAAGGATAAAAACAACCATCTCGATAAACCGAATATCTGAGCGTTTTATCCTTTGCTTCATAGATGGAAACACAACCGCTGTTATAAGCGTTGGATAGTTCTTTTGCTACAAATCCACCTATTCGTTTATAGGTTTTAGGCGTATCCGCCAACGGCCTGCCTACATATATTTTTACCCTCTTGCACTTTTTGTCGCCTACGCATATATCCTTTCCTCTAAGCTCCATTAAATAAATGAATCTCATATCAACCGATTTTAAATCCAACATTCCTCTACCTCTATCTCCATACGATCCTCCCAATTACATAAATCAGGGTTCTCTCCTTCATAAAAGTAATAGTAAGCCCATACTTCAATATCGCCCACTTTTATGCATCCATCACTGCACCATTCCACAATATCGTCATTCCTGCATACGTTTGTCGGTTCAGCACCAAGCGACAATAGTTTGTTTATTATATTGTCACCGAACCTTTCTTTCGCTTCCTCTTTCGTCATATCACTATCAGATTTTTAATATTACACTACCGCCAAAGGAGAACAGGGAACGGACGACCAGCGGGGCCGACCCCACGCCATCGCCGCCGCCCGTTTCCCTTGGTTCCCTCCGCATCACTCCCACACCAACAGACAATATCTACCACCAATAACACCCTACCCACCATCGCTCGCAACCGCTTTGCGTTTCCACTTAACGGTAAAGTATTACCCCTGTTTAGAAAGGAATCCTATTGATTGAAGATACTCCCATTGATTGGAAGGTATTTCTTTTGTTGATTGAAGGGGTTTTCCTTGGTTT